GAATGGGGTGAGGTGCAGGCCCGGGCTCAGTACCTTAATGGCGAGGATCAGTATCTGGTTTATTATCAGGCTGCCGATAAATGCGCAACTGAGCGCTGGTATTCAGAATCACAACTGATGGCGGTCGAAGATGAGTGTCATCCGGGATGTCCGGTGTTTGCTGGTGTGGAATTGCCGGAAGGGGCGGTCGTTACTGAGTAACAGGCATTACAGCAGCCCTTCAGTGAGGGGCTGCGATAATGGTTAATCGCAGTTGATATCGTTTCGCAATTGTAATTGTCACTACCGAAATAGCCAACAATGTTAACGATTTTGACTCTCGTTTTGCGGGTCCTTTCTGGCGATTCGGCCCATTACGGGGCGACAGCGTCGCGAGATTTCGCTCCTTATGAAAATTTTTGAGAAAAAAGCAGATCCGTTCTTCTTCTTTGTAACTGGTTGTTTTTGCTTTATTTGTTAAAAATAAGAAAGGATCTGGTAAAAGGGGTTTTGGCTCTAAAATCACGTTTTCAGATCCTTTCTTGGTTTTGTTTATTTTTTGCTTGTTTTTTTGAGGTGGACATATTGAAAGTGAACAAAAAGCAGTTGGCTGAGATTTTTGGCCGGGATGCCAGAACCATTACGACATGGCAGAGCCAGGGACTGCCGATGGTATCCGGGGGTGGTAAAGGAGTGGAGGCGTTTTTTGACACAGCAGAAGCTATCGAGTGGTATACGGAGCGGGATGCCGCCATCGAAAACGAAAAACTTCGCAAAGAGGTTGATGATCTGCGGGCTGCGGCAGAGTCAGATCTTGTCCCCGGAAGTATAGATTACGAACGTTACCGGCTGACCAGGGCGCAGGCTGACGCGCAGGAACTGAAAAATGCGGAACGTAAATCAGAGGTTATGGATATTGAGCTGTTTACTTATATTCTGCAAAGAATTGCTCAGGAAATAGTGGGGATATTGTCGAGACTGCCTCTTACATTGCAACGCAGGTATCCGGATTTAACCACTGAACACATTGATGCAATAAAAACGGAAATTGCAAAAGCATCAGACAAAGCAGCCACGATAGCGGATGTGGAGAAGTGGGTTGATGACTTCAGGAGAGCATCAGGCGAGTAATGCCAACAGGGCTATAACAAATGGTCTGATCGCATTGCATATCCCTGTTCCGCTTACAGCCGTCCAGTGGGCCGATGAATATTACTATCTTCCAAAAGAATCATCTTACACACCGGGAAAATGGGAAACGCTGCCGTTTCAGGTAGCAATAATGAATGCTATGGGTAATGACAGAATACGCGTCGTTAACCTGATTAAATCAGCCCGTGTGGGTTACACCAAAATGCTGCTGGGCGTGGAAGCCTATTTTATTGAACATAAATCACGCAATAGCCTGCTTTTTCAGCCAACGGACTCGGCGGCAGAAGACTTCATGAAGTCGCATGTGGAGCCGACCATTCGTGATGTTCCGGTACTTCTGGATCTGGCCCCCTGGTTCGGGAGAAAACACCGCAATAACACGCTCACGCTCAAGCGCTTCTCTTCCGGTGTGGGGTTCTGGTGCCTGGGTGGCGCCGCAGCGAAAAACTACCGTGAAAAGTCGGTGGATACGGTCTGCTATGACGAACTTTCTTCTTTTGAACCGGATGTGGAAAAGGAAGGTTCACCCACGCTGCTGGGTGATAAACGCATTGAGGGTTCTGTCTGGCCCAAGTCGATACGCGGCTCTACGCCTAAAACCAAAGGAGCCTGCCAGATTGAAAAGGCGGCGAATGAGTCGGCGCACTTTATGCGGTTTCACGTACCCTGCCCGCACTGCGGCGAAGAGCAGTATCTGAAATTTGGCGATGACAGTACCGCGTTCGGTCTCAAATGGGATAAAGGGAAGCCGGAGACGGTGTATTACCTGTGTGAGCATAACGGATGTGTGATCCGTCAGTCGGAACTGGACCAGACAGAAGGCCGCTGGATTTGTGATAACACCGGGATGTGGACGTGTGATGGTCTGACATTTTACAGCGCAGGCGGTGAGGAAATACCGCCACCGCGCTCCATCACTTTCCACATCTGGACGGCCTATAGTCCGTTCACCACCTGGGTACAGATTGTTTATGACTGGCTGGATGCACTGAAAGATCCTAACGGGGTGAAGACGTTCATTAATACCACGTTGGGGGAACCTTACGAAGAGCCGGTTGCGGAAAAACTGGATTATGAACTGTTGATGGAGAAGGTCTGCCATTATGGCGCACAGGTCCCCATGCGGGTTGTGTATCTCACTGCCGGTATAGACTCCCAGAAAAACCGTTTTGAAATCTATGTCTGGGGGTGGGCTCCGGGAGAGGAAGCCTTTCTGATCGACAAAATTATCATTATGGGGCGTCCGGATGATGAAAATACCCTGCTGCGGGTGGATGCGGCGATAAATCGAAAATACCGACATGCCGATGGTACCGACATGTCCATTTCCCGCGTCTGCTGGGATACCGGCGGTATTGACCAGGACATTGTGTATAAACGTTCAAAAAAACACGGCATTTTTCGTGTGCTTCCTATAAAAGGCGCGTCGGTGTACGGCAAACCGGTGATCACCATGCCCAAAAAACGCAACCAGAACGGGGTTTTTCTGTGTGAGGTCGGTTCTGATACGGCGAAAGAATTGTTGTATGCCCGCATGAAGCTGCCTGCTGCGCCCATGGGGCAGGAGGAACCTTATTCTGTTCGTTTTCCGGATAATCCGGATGTGTTTACCGATGTGGAAGCCAAACAACTGGTCGCCGAAGAGCTGGTGGAGAAGGTGGTTGGTGGAAAAATCAAACTGTTATGGGATGCGCGGGGGCGGCGTAACGAAGCACTGGACTGTCTGGTTTATGCCTATGCTGCTCTGCGCGTATCCATGCAACGCTGGCAACTGGATCTGGATAAGCTGGCTGCGTCGAGACTGAACGGGGGAAATGATGAAAAGCTGTCCCTGGAAGAAATTGCCAGAATGTTAAGCGGGGGATAAATGATGATGTATACGCAGGAGATGTTAACAGAAGCGCGACAGGCGTTGCATGAGTTGTTGCTGGGTAAGCGGGTGGTATCCGTCAGCAAGAACGGGCGCCAGGTTCAGTTTACCCAGATAAACATTGCGGACCTGCGAAATTATATTGCTGAAATCGAGTCCGGTCTGGGGCTTCCTTCACGTCGCCGTGGACCCGCCGGGGTGCGGTTATGAAGCGAGCGCCGGTTCTGATCGATGTGAACGGGCAGCCGCTGCGGGAGAGTATGAGTTACAGCGGCGGCGGTGTTGGTTTTGGTGGGCAGATGGCGGAGTGGATGCCGCCGGTGGAAAGTGCGGATGCGGCGCTTCTTCCCTCCCTGCGTCTGGGGAATGCGCGCGCGGATGATCTGGTGCGCAATAACGGCATTGCCGCGAACGCCGTGGAAATCCACAAAGACCATATTGTGGGCCATATGTTCCGGCTGAGTTACCGTCCGAACTGGCGTTATCTGGGGATGAGTGAGGCGGATTTTCACGCTTTTGTGGAAGAGGTGGAAACCGCCTGGCTGGAATACTGCGATCCGGTATTTGGTTCGATTGATGCCGAGGGAAAGCGAACCTTCACGGAATTCATCCGGGAGGGGGTGGGCGTGCACGCCTTCAATGGTGAAATTTTTGTTCAGCCGGTCTGGGATGCCGAATCGCCGGGGCTGTTCCGGACAAAATTCAAGGCAGTCAGCCCGAAACGGGTGGATACGCCGGGGCATGCTTTGGGAAACCGCTGGCTGCGGGCGGGGGTGGAGATTAACACTTCCGGCCGGGCGCTGGCATATCACGTCTGCGATGATAATTACCCGCTTTTCGGCGAGGGTGTCTGGACCCGTATTCCTGCTGTGCTGCCATCCGGTCGTCCGGGGATGATCCATGTATTCCAGCCACAGGAGGACGGACAGACGCGCGGGGCTAATCAGTTTTATTCGGTCATGGAGCGCCTGAAAATGCTGGACACCCTGCAGGCCACGCAGCTTCAGTCGGCCATTGTGAGGGCGATGTATGCTGCAACAATTGAAAGCGAACTGGATTCGGACAAAGCTTTTGAATATATCGCGGGGGTGGGGGAAGACGCGGTAAATCCACTGTTATCGGTAATGACCAGCTATGCCCGCTATTATGCGGAAAACGGCATTAAGCTGGGTGGCGTCAGAATTCCCCACCTGCATCCCGGTGATGAACTGAAAATTCAGACTGCGCAGAATTCAGATAATGGGTATTCCGATCTGGAAAAGGCCCTGTTGCGTTATATCGCGGCGGGGCTGGGTGTGTCGTATGAACAGCTATCACGTGATTATTCTCAGGTCAGTTATTCCAGTGCCCGCGCTTCCGCCAATGAGTCGTGGCGGTATTTTATGGGGCAGCGTAAATTTATTGCCGGTCGCCTTGCCACACAGATGTTTGCCTGCTGGCTTGAGGAGGCGTTGATCCGGGGCGTGGTGAGCGCGCCGAAGGCCCGTTTTTCTTTCTGGGAGGCCCGTTCAAGCTGGTGCCGGGCTGAATGGATTGGTGCCGGCCGTATGGCGATCGACGGGCTTAAAGAGGTGCAGGAGGCGGTCATGCGTATTGAGGCCGGGCTGAGCACTTACGAAAAAGAACTGGCGGTTATGGGGGAAGATTATCAGGAGATATTCCGCCAGCAGGTAAAAGAGACGCAGGAGCGCCGGGCGGCAGGACTCCCCCGCCCGGCATGGATTGCGGAGACTTTTCAGCAGCAAATAAATGACACCAACAAAACGGAAGAGGACACGCCAGGTGAAGCGTAATCTGTCACATATCGCCGCGATGGCGTTTAACGAGCCCCTGTTACTGGAACCCGCCTATGCGCGGGTTTTCTTTTGCGCGCTGGGCAGGGAAATGGGGGCCGGCTCACTCTCTATCCCTCAGCAGGCGGCGCAACTTTCGCCTCAGGAGATGCTGTCTGAGACGGATACCTTTATGGCGAACGGTAAACGTCAGGCCCGCGTTTACCAGGTGAGGGAGGGGATTGCTGTCCTGCCTGTCACTGGTTCGCTGGTACACCGGCTGGGCGGTATGCGTCCCTTTTCCGGTATGACCGGGTATGACGGCATTACAGCCTGTCTGCAACAGGCCATGGATGACCCGGAGGTTAAGGGGGTGTTGCTGGATATTGACAGTCCCGGAGGCCAGGCAGCGGGGGCGTTTGACTGTGCAGACATGATTTACCGGCTGAGGCAGCAGAAGCCTGTCTGGGCGTTGTGCAATGACACGGCCTGTTCGGCGGCAATGTTGCTGGCGGCAGCCTGTTCGCGCCGGCTGGTGACACAGACTGCCATTATTGGCTCTGTGGGGGTGATGATGGCGCACACCAGTTACGCGAAGCAACTGGAGCAGAATGGCGTGGATATCACGCTGATTTATTCCGGTTCGCATAAGGTCGATGGCAATGCTGTTTCTGCGCTTCCTGACACCGTCAGGGCGGATTTTCAGCGGCGCATTGATGCCGCGCGGGATTTGTTTGTCGGAAAAGTGGCGGATTATACCGGGTTGTCGGTCGATGACGTGATGGCAACGGAGGCCGCAATTTATGAGGGGCAGGCCGGAATTGATATCGGGTTTGCCGATGAGATGGTTAACGCGGCAGATGCTGTTTCGGTAATGTCTGCCGCACTGAAAAAACAACAATCAGCAGGAGGCAATATGCCTGATTTAACTGCCGCTGAAGCGGTGGCGCAGGAAAATGCGCGCGTAATGGGAATTATGACGAGTGAGGCTGCCAAAGGCCGCGAAGCCCTGGCACAGATGCTGGCTGCCACGCCGGGTATGACGGTGGAGCAGGCGCAGGCCATTATGTCCGCAGCGCCGGTTACCAGCCAGCAGGCGACGCCGTCCACCACCGCAGACGTACCCGGTGAGTCCGATCGTATTCTGGCATGCAGTGAGGCCAAAGGCCGCGAAGCCCTGGCACAGGCGCTGGCCGCCACGCCGGGTATGACGGCGGAACAGGCGGGTAAATTACTGGCCGCCGCCCCCCGTGAGCAGGACAACGCATTGCGTGATGCCATTATGGGGTGTGATGAGGCGAAGGGGCGGGAAAAACTGGCTGAGACGCTGGCCGGTGAACCCGGCATGACGGCGGAAAAAGCGAAAAAAATCCTGATGGCAGCCCCTGCGGCGACGCCGGCCAGTGCGTTTGATCAGTTTATGGCTGCTAATTCGCCTGCCCCGGTTTCAGCCGCTACAGGGGCGGCGGTTGACGTGGAAGAAAAGCAACTGCTCAGTATGCCGTAATTAGCGGATCGTAATTAATAACCGGAGGTAAACCTGTGACGTTCAAAACGACAACAGAAATTCGTGCCGACAAAGGCATTTTTGCAGGAAATGATGAGGCCCATACCGCCACGGGTGCCAGTGGGATCACTGCTGCGACCCCGGCACTGACGCCGCTGATGCTGGATGATGCCAGCGGAAAGCTGGTGGCCTGGGACGGGAAAAAAGCCGGAACGGCTGTTGGTGTCCTTGCGCTTGATGTTGCCGGGACAGAGTCAAAACTGACGTACTACAAGAGTGGGACATTTGTCACTGACGCGCTGAAATGGCCTGATGGGGTTACGGATGACATCAGGGCTGACGCTTTTGTGGGGACCGGCATCAGCCACGGCTGATTACCGGAGACAATATCAGACGGGTCGCAAAAGCGGCCCTTTTTTATGGATAAAGGAAGGACGGCACTATGGGGTTATTTACCACCCGTCAGTTACTCGGTTACACCGAGCAGAAAGTTAAATTTAATCCGCTGTTTCTGACGCTGTTTTTTAAGCGCACTGTCACATTTACCACGCAGGAAGTTATGCTGGATAAAATCACCGGCAAGGCGAGTATTGCGGCTTACGTTTCGCCAGTGGTTGAAGGAAAAGTACTGCGCAGTCGTGGTGGTGAGACGCGCGTGCTGCGTCCGGGCTACGTCAAGCCGAAGCACCGTCTTGATTACCAGCAGGTCACAGAGCGCCTGCCAGGGGAAGACCCGGCGAAACTTAACGACCCGGCCTATCGTCGCCTGCGTATTCTGACGGATAACCTGAAACTGGAAGAGCAGGCCATCTGTCAGGTTGAGGAAATGCAGGCGGTAGGCGCGGTGCTGAACGGCAAATACACCATGACCGGCGAGCAGTTTGACACGGTCGAGGTGGATTTTGGTCGTTCTGCCGGAAATAACATTCTCCAGGCCGGTGGGACTGAGTGGTCGAAGCAGGATACGGAGAAGTTTGACCCTACGCATGATATTGATGCGTACTGCGATCAGGCGTCAGGTATCGTCGATATCGCGGTAATGGATGGCACCGTCTGGCGAATGCTGAACGGTTTTAAATTGTTCCGCGAGAAGCTTGATACCCGCCGGGGCTCCAGCGCGCAGCTGGAAACAGCCCTGAAAGATCTGGGAGCGGTAGTGTCCTTTAAGGGGTATTACGGCGATCTGGCTATCGTGGTGGCCAAAACCCGCTACGTCGACAAGGATGGCGTCGAGCAACGCTATCTGCCGGACGGTACGCTGGTGCTGGGAAATTCCGCCGCGGATGGCGTCCGCTGCTATGGAGCGATTCAGGATGTTCAGGCACTGAATGAAGGCATTACTTCCTCCACGCGTTACCCCAAACACTGGATGACGGTGGGTGATCCTGCATGCGAATTTACCATGACGCAGTCCGCGCCGCTGATGGTGCTGCCGGATCCGGACGCGTTTGTGGTGGTTCAGGTTAAATAATTTTACCGGGGCCGGAAGGCCCCGAAATGAGGACATCATGAGTAAAAATGAACTGATTGCCGCCATTCAGGCCGCCGGGCAGCGACTGGGGCGGGATGTTGATGTGCAGGGCTCAAAAGCGGAGCTGGAGATGCGCCTTCAGGAGCTTCAGGAGGAGCTGGATGGCGACGACCGGGGAGAGGATGCGCCCGCGGGTAATAAAAATTCCCCCGAAAACGCCGGTGCGTTGACTGCCGGGGAAGATTTGCCTGATGCCGTTCCGGTTACCGTGTCGCAGACCCTGCATTTGTGTGTGCTTAAAAATGGTTTCTGGCGTACGGAGGTGGTTGTGCCGGGTGAGGTTGCCATTATTCACCGGAAAAACCTCGGGGCACTGAGTGATGCCGGACTGGTGGTGGAGCATGCCTTTTGACAATCTGTTTGATGCTGCCATGAGTGATGCGGACTCCCGCATTATCGACGTGATGGGGACGACAGTGCAGGTCGTCATTGCGGGGCAGACCAGGACAATCCGGGGTGTTTTTGAGGAGGAGGAAAACCTCGGGTATGCCAGCAATGGCGTGAGGATTGAGGGATGTTCACCCTCCTTGTTTGTTAAATCAGATGAGATTAGTGGTCTGAAGCGGCTTGACGTTATTTATATTGGTAAAAATGTGTTCTGGGTTGACAGGATTGCTCCTGATGACTGTGGTAGCCGGCATATCTGGCTGGGTGTTGGTATGCCACCGACAGAAAACAGACTGCGTTAAGGAGAGAGCATGTCCATTAAGGGGCTTGAGAATGCAGTCCGTAATCTGAACAGCCTTGATACCCGTATGGTGCCACAGGCCAGTGCATGGGCGATAAATCGCGTGGCGGGGAAAATTATTTCACAGGCCACACGTCAGGTGGCCCAGAGCACGGTGGTGGGGGATAACCAGGTGAAGGGGATCCCCCTGAAACTGGTGCGCGGACGCGTTCGTCTGTGGAAGGCCAGCCCGTCCGGCAAAATGTACGCCCGTCTTCGTATCAACCGGGGCAATCTGCCTGCTGTTAAGCTGGGCAGGGCGCAGCCCCTTCGGACAAGGGGGCGTCGTGGCGGTGGGGTACGGGTGGGAAAATACTTTTTCCGCGACGGGTTTGTTCAGCAGTTGGCTAACGGACGCTGGCACATTATGCGCCGCACGAACGGGAAGGCACGCTATCCCATCGATGTGGTGAAAATCCCGCTGGCGGGGCCGTTGACACAGGCATTTTCGGATGTCAGCCATCATCTTCTTGATGAAGATCTGCCGAAACAACTGGGCTATGCCCTGAAACAACAACTGAGGTTATATCTGAGTCGATGAACAGACACTCACAAATCCGTCAGGCGGTACTGGCCAGTCTGAAAGGTGCGTGCGGCGAAACCACCGTGCTCTTTGATGGTCTTCCTGCATTTATTGATGTGCAGGAGCTGCCTGCTGTGGCGGTATGGCTGAGCGATGCGCAGTACACCGGAAAAATGACGGACGAAGCGGACTGGCAGTCCGTACTCCACGTTGCGGTATTTATTCGTGCGCAGGCGCCGGATTCCGAGCTGGATGAATGGATGGAAAACACTATCTTTCCGGCGATGAATGATATCCCCGTGCTGGCGAACCTGCTCGACACGTTCACGCCGGTGGGTTTTCAGTACCAGCGTGATGAGGAAATGGCGACATGGGCAATGGCTGAAGTCACTTTCCGAATTACCTATACCAGTTAAGGAGCTAACCGATGGCAACACCCGATCCGTTAAAAAAAGTTAAAGGGGCCGGTACCACGTTCTGGGTTTATACCGGTAACGGCGAGGCATATGAGCACGCACTGGACGATAAAGCCTGGATGCGGCTGGCGATGATCAAGGAATTGCAGCCGGGCGAAATGTCTGCGGATGAAGAGGACGACACCTATCTGGATGATGAAAATCCGGACTGGAAAAGCTCCATTCAGGGGCAGAAAAGCGCGGGCGAGACCAGTATCACGCTGGCATGGAAACCTGGCGAAGAAGGCCAGAAAAAACTGACGGGCTTTTTTGATACCGGGTCCGTGGAAGCCTGGCGAATTAAATACCCGAACGGCACGGTGGATGTGTTTAAGGGCTGGGTGAGCGCGCTGGGTAAGAGCGTGCAGTCGAAGGAAGTTATCACGCGTACCGTGAAAATCAAGGGTGTGGGGCGTCCACATCTGGCAGAAGACGAAGCGCCGACAGTGGTTCATGTTAATGGTGTGACGGTGACCCCGGAGGCAGTCTCAGTAGAAGTGGGGAGTACAACCACGCTGAGGGTCGCAGTGCTTCCGGATAATGCGACCTGTCGCACCATGCAGGTGAAATTGTCGCATCCGGACATTGCTGAGGTTTCGGTGAAAGACCAGAACATCACCGTCACTGGTGTGAAAGCGGGCGGCGCTTCGGTGGTGGTGATTACGGATGATGGTGGTCTGATTGCAGTAGCCGCTGTAACCGTCACAGAGAAAAAGTAATAACAACTGTTATCCCCGCCATCGGGCGGGGAGTGGGATGATGCAATGTTTCTGAAAAAAGAGATGTTTACTTATGACGACCAGACGGTGGAACTGAAGGAGCTGTCCGGTCTGCAACGCATGGATTATCTGGAGTTTGTGTCCGCACAGACTGCAGAGTTTGACGCCAGGGATAAGACGCAGCCTGAAACAGCGCACCAGACCGCATTTTTGCGCATGGGGATGGGTATCAACGCCTGGCTGGTTTCCCGTTCCCTGTGGAATACTGACCAGACGCAGGATGTGGAAGTGCTTTATTCACAGGTTTGCGCCACCTGGTCTTATGATGCGCTGGGGCTGGCAGCTGAACGCGTTCTGGCACTGAGTGGTATGCGGCTGGTGAATACCTCCGGAGAACAGGCGGATGAAGCCGGAGAACAGGAGAAACCGCAGACGCCGGAAAAGTCCTGACGCGGGAACGGCGGTTCGTGATGCAACTGGCCCGCGAGTTTCGCCGGGCAGACTGGCGGCAGATGCTGGCAGAAATGTCAGCCTCTGAGCTGGGCGAATGGGGGCGTTTTTTTCGCACGCAGTGTTTCACCGATGTGTGGATGGATGCGCAGTTTGCCACCCTGAAGGCGCTGATGGTGCAGATTGTTTCCGGCAGCCGCGAGGCCACGGCAATTGATTTCAGCCTGTTGCCGGCGGATGACGAGGAAGAGCCCGCCGGAGAGACGGTGCAGCCGGATGAGGTGCTGATGCGTCTGGGTGAGGGTATTTCAGGAGGTGTGCGGTATGGACCAGATAGCCAATCTGGTGATTGACCTGAGTCTTGAACCGGCAAAATTCAAAGAAGAAGTGCCCCGTATCAAAAATCTTCTGAACGGGACGGCGCAGGAAGCCGCCCGGGCAGAAGCGCGGGTGAACCGTTTTAAGGAGAGCCAGCAGCGGGCCGCGGCGGAAACGGTCAGGCAGACACAGGCGCTGGTCAGCAATGCACGGGCGCACGCATCCCTGTCGGAAACCGCGGCGCAGACCTGCCAGCGGATGGAACAACTGGCCCGCCAGAATCAGGCAGAGCGGGAACAGGCGGCGGCGCTGGCTGCTGCGCAGGACAAGGCGACGGAGGCCTTTTATCGCCAGATTGACGGGGTGAAACGGGCTGGTGCGGGGTTGCAGGAACTACAGCGGATCCAGCAGCAGGTGCGACAGGCCCGCGCCACGGGCGGTATTGGTCAGCAGGATTATCTGGCACTGATTTCAGACATCACTGCCAGAACACGCGTTCTGGCGCAGGCGGAGGAAACCGCCACGCGCAAAAAAGCCGCGTTCATCAGTCAGCTAAAAGAGCAGGCTGCCCGCCAGAATATGACGTCTGCGGAGTTGCTCAGGGCGAAAGCTGCCCAACTGGGGGTAAGCAGCGCGGCGGAAATTTATATTCGCAAAATGGAGCAGGCTGGAAAAGCCACGCATTCGCTGGGGCTGAAAAGCGCGGCGGCCCGTCGTGAACTGGGGGTACTGATTGGTGAACTGGCGCGCGGTAACTTTGGCGCGCTGCGCGGCTCCGGTATTACGCTGGCGAACCGTTCTGGCTGGCTCGATGCGCTGATGACCCCGAAAGGGATGGCTGTCGGCGGCGTGGTTGGCGGGATTGCTGCGGCGGTTTACGCGCTGGGTAAGGCCTGGTATGACGGGCAGAAGGAAGGTGAGGAATTTAACCGCCAGCTGGCGCTGACCGGACATTATGCGGGGGTGACCTCCTCGCAGTTGCAGGCAATGGCCCACGCGCTGAGTGGTAACGGGATCACACAGCACGCCGCTGCCGGAGCGTTGGCGCAGGTGGTGGGCAGCGGTGCCTTCCGGGGGGCTGATGTCGGCATGGTGGCGAAAGCTGCTGCGGAGATGGAGCGGGCAGTCGGGCAGTCGGTCAGCGACACGATTAACCAGTTTAAGCGACTGCAGAACGACCCGGTTAATGCGGCAAAAGCGCTGGATGACGAGCTGCATTTTCTGACTGCCACCCAACTGGAGCAAATCCGTGTTCTGGGTGAGCAGGGGCGTACCAGTGATGCCGCCAGAATTGCCATGTCTGCACTGGGGGAGGAAACCAGTCGGCGTACAGCGGATATTGATAATAACCTCAACGCACTGGGCCGGACGCTGAAAACCGCCTCGGACTGGTGGGGGCGGTTCTGGGACGCCGCGATGAATATCGGGCGCAATGATACGCTGGATGGACAGATTGCTGCGTTACAGGAAAAAATTGAGCAGGCGAAGAAACATCCGTGGCTGGCCTCGTCTTCCGGGGTGGAGTATGACCAGCAGCACCTGAACGACCTGAAGGAGCAGAAGTCGCGGCAGGACATGCTGGACGCCAAAGCGCAGGCCGAACGTAATTATCAGGAGCAGCAGAAGCGCCGGAATGCCGAAAACGCTGAGCTGAACCGGATGAATGAAACGGAAGCTGCGCGACATCAGCGGGAAATCGCGCGTATCAACGCCATGCAGTATGCCGACCAGACTGTCAGGGATGCGGCAATACAACGTGAAAATGAACGTTATGAGAAATCCCTGGCAAAAACACACGAAAACCGCAACGATGAGGCCACGCGGCTACTGCTGCAGTACAGTCAGCAGCAGGCGCAGGTGGACGGGCAGATCGCCGCCGCCAGACAGTCTGCAGGTATTGCTACCGACAACATGACGGAAGCGCATAAGCAGCTACTGGCACTGCAGCAGCGTATCAGCGATTTAGCCGGTAAAAAGCTGACGGCTGATGAAAAAAGCGTGCTGGCGCATAAGGACGAACTGGTTCAGGCGCTGACGGAGCTGGATGTTAAACAGCAGGCATTGCAGAAGCAGAGCGCCCTGAATGATCTGAAGAAAAAAGCAGTACAGCTTGCCAGCCAGGCAGCGGAAGAAGAACGCGCGCAGCGCCAGCAACACGATCTGGATATTGCCACCGCAGGGATGGGCGACCAGACGCGACAGCGGTACCAGACGCAACTGAGTCTGTTGCAGAAATACCAGCAGCAGAAGGAGCAACTGGCGCGTGACAGTCGCCAGAAAGGGACGTCTGGCACGGAGGAATACCGGGAAGCAGAGCAGGCTCTGACGGAACACCTGAACCGCCAGTTGAATGAAAACCGTCGTTACTGGCAGCAACTGGAATTTGCGCAGGGTGACTGGAAAACCGGAGTGATGCGCGCGTTTCAGAATTATACGGAAAACGCGGGTAATGCTGCGGATACCGCCGCACAGATGTTCACGTCCGCCTTCAACAGCATGGGGGACGGGCTGGCGACTTTCGTCACTACCGGCAAACTCAATTTCAAATCCTTCACCTCATCCCTGTTGTCAGATATGGCGAAAATTATGGCGCGGTGGGCCATGATGCAGGCTGTGAAAGGTATCGGGTCCGCGTTTGGTGGCGGAGGTCTTACTGACCTGTTAAAACTCGTTGTGAATGCGGATGGTGGTATTTACCAGTCTGCGGACCTTGGACGCTACAGTGGTACGGTAGTCAGCCGTCCGACTTTTTTTGCGTTTGCCAGAGGCGCGGGCGTGATGGGGGAAGCAGGACCGGAAGCCATTCTGCCACTGCGGCGGGGGGCGGACGGTAAGCTGGGTGTGGTTGCTGCGGGCGTGGGGGGGATGGCGATGTTTGCGCCGCAGTATCATATTGAAATTATCAATCAGGACGGCAGTAACGGACAGATTGGCCCCGGGGCGCTGAAAGCGGTTTATGACGTGTGTGGGGAGGCAATTATTTTTGCACGGATCGGAGATGCTACAAACTCATCGTCAAGTCAACAACGACGCGGCCTATGGGAGATTTGGGGATTTTGCACTGCGCTGAGAAAAATGACTTAAAAATGATTTTTTTGCCCTGAATTTTGCATTTAAATGATTTTGGTTTGTGTGAATTTAAAAGGCATTTAAATGGAGTTGTTTTTATGTCCAATAACGCGTTGCTCAAGGCAAGTGCAGCCCAAACTCCCCAAGTGAGGTATGTATGGCAATGCGTAAAAGAGTTGGGTAATTGAGTTCCTTTGCTATCGTAGTAAAAGGAACTATGGTTCCTTTTGAGGGCCCAGAACAGAAGGGAAATTAGACAATCAAAAGGAACCTTATTAGGGCCTATTTCCTGCGCCTTTTGGTGGCTACAGCTCGATAAACTTTATCAAGATCGGCATCAGATAGTTCAGTTAAGCTTGTGGCCTTAAAATGTTTCCATAAGTAGTTTTGCCTCCATTCATCAAGTTCACCTTTAGTATTGATTTTAATGTAAGAATAACGGCTAATTCTCCAACTATGGTTGTCTGAAATGGCTGCCATGGGTTGAGAATTTAACCTTCCAATCCACTGACGTAGGAATTTCTCAGCTTTTTCAAATTTATCAACAGGGATTAAACGATATCGTGTAACCCCACAATGGCTGTTTAATTTTCCCCAAACACTTTGCCGGGAAGCTGGTTTTTTCTTAACCCGCTCTTCCAGTTCAACCACTTGTGCAACTAAGGCGGTAAGCTTAACTGCTTGGGCCTCTGTTATGTGTTCCTCGCCAGGTTTTACTTCTGCTTTTGTGTTTACTATATGCTTTTGGGTGGAAACAATGTTTACCGTTGAACCATCCTGAGCAAATTGAACCACATTTGCTGTACCTTGTGGGGATACGGTTATTACTGGTTGTGGTGCGTTGTTTAGCGCTTTATCTTGCAATGTCTTGGATACATCTTTTCTGTTCTGTGATTCAACTCCTGTTAGAACATACTGGACATCAACACCTAACATGGCAGCTTTGGCTAAAAATTCCGCACCTATACTTCGTTGACCTGTTTCGTAAAGTCTTAGCCCTTCTCTGGATATATCTAGTTGATTTGCAAAGCTTACTTGTGAATAACCTAAGCGTGCTCGCTCTTCTACTAACCTGACAGCCATTTCAACTCGCATTATTTCCATAGCAACATCCGTTGACAGCCAACATATGTTGGCATACATTGTTCATTACGATTAATCAAAACGGATAAGAGTATATACAAAATGAATAAAAGTATCTCGCCGGGCGTTTTGCTTTTAAATCAAGTTAGAGCTGGATTTATTTCACGTGGTTCAACACTCCATCGCTGGTGTCTCACCAACGGTGTGTTATATCCAAATGCACGTCAAGCCTTGATGGGAGGGTGGAACGGTCCTAAAGGGGCGCTGTTGCGAGAGTTAATCATCAGGGAATCGGGCATTGTTCTTGGTGGAGACAAAAAATGTGTTGGGTGACTGTTTTGGAATTATCGGGAGTGCATGGACTCCCCTCAACCCCCCGAGGGATTCGAAAGTTAGCCAAAAAAAGTGGGTGGGTTTTCCGTAAACGCGCAGGCTCAAAAGCCTTTGAGTACCACATCGACTGTCTGCCTGAGCAGGCGCGGGAAATCGTTAAGCGCCGGTTCCTTAATCAGGCCGTCGCTTCTGCTGAAAACTGCCAGACCAGCGTTCATGTTGCTGTTACCAGCAAGGCCCGTCAGGAACTGGTGCTGATGCAGCAGTGTCCGGCGCTGGCCACACGTGAAGCGAACAAGCTGACTGAGCAGCAGCGTCGGATCGCTGATGCACGGTGTGTCCTGGTGCGTGAGGTTGATCGTCTGCGCAGTCTGGGTGAAACCCGTGTGGGGGCCGTGGCCTTTATTTCTGCAGAGTCCCGGAAAGGTTCATTGCCGGAGCGGTTGCAGAATGCTGTCAGCCTGGCCAATGCCCGCAAGGGGAAACGTGCTGGCGTCAGTGTCCGCAGCCTGCAGGAGTGGTATTCCCTTTACCATTCAACCAGTGATATCACGCAGCGGCTGGTGTTGCTGGCTCCCGGGCAGGTGCAGAAGCTGAAACCGGATAACTGTGCCTGGTGGGTGGCGTTTAAAGCGTATTACGGCGTGCCGACCGGTGAATCCGCGAAAGCCGCGTGGCGTAAGTTTAAGGTCTGGTGGCAGGAGCAGTACCGCGATCAGCCTGCCGTTCTGGCTGCCATACCCTCCTACGATGCGGTGTTGCGTATGCTGAAAAAAGAGCCGCTGTACAAGCGCATGTCCGGGCGTGTCAGTGGTTCGGCTAAGCGGGCGTATGAGGTCTACAGTAAGCGCGACTGGTCCGTGATGCCCGTTAACGGGGTGTGGATTTCTGACGGTAAGTCGCTGGATATGAAGGTGTTGCACCCGATTTATAACCGTCCGTTCACGCCGGAACTGACGATGGTCATCGATGGCCGCACGCGCGTGGTTGTCGGCTGGAGTCTGTCACTGGCGGAGAACCGGTTCGCGGTGGCAGAGGCATACCGTCACGGCATGGAGAATTTCGGCAAGCCCTTATTTGTTTATTCCGATAACGGGGGCGGTGAAAAAAATAAAATGCTCGATGACGAAGAGGTCGGGATATTTTCACGTATGCACGTTGACCATATGACCGGTATTCCGGGGAATCCGCAGGCACGCGGTATTATTGAACGGCTTAACGGGGTTATCCCCATTAATCTGGCCAGACGATTTGCCACGTATAACGGGCGGAATGCGGACCCTGAATTTGTGCGGGTCATGAATAAAAAAATGGTCAGCCTGACCAACGCCCTGCGCCAGGGGAAAGAATTAACCACTGAGCAGAAGCGCACGCTGGGCCTGATTCCGGACTGGAATACACTGACGCAGGCCGTCGCTGAGGAAATCGACAATTATAATCGCTCGCATGAGCACAGCGAGTTACCAAAGGTGAACGGTCAGCATATGTCCCCGCTGGCCTATCGCCGGGCCGTGCTGGAGGCTGAGGGGGATGATATCGAATATGTGACCGCCCGTGAACTGAATGACATGTTCCTGCCGGAAGAGGTTCGTACAGCGCGGCAGGGCTGGGTTGAGCTGGGCACCAACGACTATTTCGCCAAAGAACTGATTGAGGTTGACCGTGAAAAAGTCCGCGTGGCGTTTAATCCACGCGACGCACAGGAAGTGTATGTACGCAGGATGGACGGAACGTTTGTCTGCACCGCCATCTGGAACGGTAACAAGCGCGCACCAGTCCCCCTGGCCAGAGTCGAAAAAGCCATGCAGGAACGGGCCGGGCGTCAGATTAAGCGCGGTCAGGCTATTATCCAGGATGCGAAGGATTCGCTGCGGCCAGCCATTGAGCATAAGTCAGGAATTGATGTGTCCCTGCTGTCTGTTCGTCCACCAGAACCTGAACGTAAAAAGGTTTATTTATCTGAGGCTGAATATCAGCATGATTTAAAGAAAGCCAGTAATCACTGAAAGGTTATTTAAATGAACATCAAAGAAAAATTAATCCAGTTACTGGAGGGGACCGGCTACACCCAAAAGAAAGTCGCCACTAAAACAGGTCTGAGTACTGCGGTTATTTCTCAGTATCTGAAAGGTGTTTATAACGGAAATATCCGGAATGTTGAAAACGTACTGGCTGATTTTATTCGTCGTGAAGAGGAACGAGCCCGGCGTCAGGAAGTAAAAGAAAGTTTTGTGCATACCCGTCTGGCTGACCTTGCGCTGGGGCTTATCAGTAATACCCATATGGACGGCGATATCGGCGTTATTTTTGGCCCTGCCGGGATGGGGAAAAGTATGGTGCTCAGGCAGTACGCCAGTACCAGTAAAGGGGTGATTCTGATTGAGGCTGACCCGGGTTATACCGCGAAAGTGCTGCTGCAGGAACTTTGTGCCCGGCTGGGGGTAAAAAAGACCGGCAATATCCATGAACTGAGCGAGGAGTGTATTCAGGCGCTTACAGGTACGGGCTGGGTCATCCTGGTTGATGAGGCTGAACTGCTGCCCTATCGCGCACTGGAAGTATTACGGCGTATCCATGACCGTTCCGGTGTGGCTCTCGTTCTGGCCGGGATGCCCCGACTGCTGGTTAACCTGAAAGGCTCTCGCGGGGAATATGCGCAGTTGTACAGTCGCGTGGGGATGGCGCTGGATATTGAGGCGCACAAGGCTGAATCAGAGACCGATGATTTTAATATCATCCTGGCCAGCCTGCTGGGGACGGCGGTCGGGACGGATTCCCTGTCATCACCGGGGGTTGTCAGCGCTTTCAGAAAACACTCAAAAGGCAATTATCGTCGTTTGTTCAAACTGGCGCGGGGCGTGGTCAGGGCCAGTGCGATTGGTAATCAGGGAATATCGGTGAACCTGATTGAACGTTATGCGGAAATGTTAATTCACTGAGTCCGGGTAATTATTTAATTCGGAGAATCTTTTATGGAGAAGCAAATTATTAATGTGGCGCATTCACGCGCCCGCGCTGAGATTCATACGCATGGTGGGCGTGTGGTGGGCTGGCATCGTTCCTTACCGCTTGTCTTTGCTGTGCCGCCTGTCGGCGGGCCTGTGTGGCCTGTGAATGAACTGGTTGAAGTATCCGGCGGCCTGCGCCGTATCGTGCAGACGTCATTCGTTGGCGGTTGTACCGTCATCTGGCAATAAAGAGGGTTTTAATCATGGTTAAAGTTGAATTTATTTTTACGTCACTGAAAAGCGATAAACCCGTTCAGGGGGGGTAAATGCTGGTCTTGCGGTCGAGGTGAAATCCGCAGGGCTGGATACGCCTGCTGATGGCCCGGCGCATGTATTCGGAACCATTCTTATGCATAAGAAAGAGGAGATTCTGAAAATTATTAACGATGAGTTCGTCCGCGCCTGTGAGGCGAGCGGGTTCGGCGTGGCATCCACATCTGTGACCCGTGGGCACGCGGGGAATAATACTGTTAACTGAAAAGTTATACCGGTTGTTTATTTAATCTGAATATTAACAAAATCATGAGGTGAATTATGAGTGTGAAAGTGGTTATTGAGTTCAGGGAAACTAATGGTGCAATGATGGCCCTGACCCGTGTACGGGGTAATGGTCAGGAAACATCAAAGGAATTAAACCGTGCGATGGCTATAGCGAAGGCGGCTAGCGCGGTTATGAAAGAAATGCATAACGGTGAAACCCTGCTGGAAAAAGCAAATGATGAACGTATCCGGGAAGTAATGGCGCGGGATTATCCACAACATGGCAATGGCAACAGTATCCATTAATAAGGAATGACGTATGGCTGTTAAATTTGAAGTGATTATTAAAGAACTTGATGACGGGAACGGCGTTTATGTCGCCTGTACACCGTACCGTTCGGGGGATGGTGCAACGCCGCGCGAAAATGATTTGGGTGAATGGCTCCGTGATACCGTTGAAGAGTTATTCAAAGACAAATGCAACGCAATTGAAAATATTCATTAACGGGGATTAATAAAGATGGCAATGAAAGCAAAACGCATTAAATCCACAGCGGCGGTTTATGTTCCGCAGAATAAAGATGACGTTATTGGCGATATTAAAAAGATTGGTGACCTGCAACGTGAGCTGGAGCGCGAGCAGACCGTGATGAATGACGCCATTGGTGCCATTACTGAAAAACACGCCCCCGGTATTGAAGCGCTGAAAAAGGACATCGACACCCTGAGTAAAGGGGTTCAGGGCTGGTGTGAAGCGCACCGTGACGAACTGACGCAGAACGGCAAAACCAAAACGGCCAGCCTTATCACCGGTAAGGTTGAGTGGCGTAACCGTCCGCCTTCTGTGGGTATTCGTGGTGTGGAAACAGTGCTTGAAACCCTGCGTCGTCTGGGGCTTGAGCGATTCATCCGTACCAAAGAGGAAATCAATAAGGACGCCATTCTGAGCGAACCGAAGGCTGTTGAGGGCGTGGCAGGTATCACCGTTCGTAGTGGTGTTGAGGACTTTGCCATTACACCGTTTGAGCAGAATACGGGGGTTTAGTATGGCGATGCGTGTGAATGAACATGCCGCAAAAAACCAGTATGCCGCGTATGCGCTGGGTGCGGGCCGGGCGGAACGTGATGGTGAATACGGGAAGGCGGCAGAGTTGTGGCGCAGAGCTGCGAACGCTCCGTGTAATGCGTCAAAGCAACGGTGGGCGCAGCGCCGCGCAGCATTCTGTGAGAATGCGCACATCAAAGGCTGGAGGGCACACGGCGATGAATGCCAGACGGTTTAATCAGCTTTATCCGGTCGGAACGAAGTTTATGCATATTCCGAATCCGGTATTACGCGGTGGTCGGGTGGTCAGTACCGTGGCACCGGCGCGGGATTTTAAATGTGGCTGCATTGTGGAAATAAACGTTGAGCCTTATTTCGTGAAGGTCGAAACACTGAAATCACCGCATTAATTTAATTATCGTTTAAATCACTTTTAAAAATGGCGTAAACCCGCCGGGGCTGGCTTACGCCTGAATTAAGGAGTCTGTAATGAGCGTTACCATTATTGAAGACATGATTGGGCAAATTTTTGATGACGCTATGGTGAATGAAGATAAAACAGAACTGGTATTTCGCAGGGATTACTGGTGTGGTGAGTGGGGGTATGTTTTTACCTTCTTTCATGAGCAGGATTGTTGCGAATCTGTCTGGATTGAAGATATTACGGGTGACCTGGATGACCTGACCGATTCTGTCATCACTGAGGCTGAGGTCGTAACAGAAACCCGCGATACCGACGAAGGCAGGCAGACCTGGAGCTTCTTTAAGTTCGGAACAAAAAGAGGATGTGTGACTGTCCGGTGGTGTGGTGAAAGCAACGGGTTTTATTCTGAATCCGTGTCGCTGAAAATCGAAAAGGCAAAAGTCATCACCTTCTGATTAATTCATCATTTTAATTATGGCGTAAATCGTCAGGGGATTGTTTACGCCAGATTCAGGAAAATTAAATGAAAACATTAACGCATGAACAATATTTAGCGCTGATTTATTCCCAGAATGTTAAGCGTCAGGATTATGCCGTTATCTGCCCGATGTGCGGCACCGTACAGTCCGGCCGTCTGTTGTTTTTGTCTGCTGCTGCGCCTGATTTTGACGGTGTTTTCCGGTATCTGGGGTTCAGTTGTGTGGGGCGCTTTACCGGTAAAGGTTCCCCGTCTGTCGAAAAAGGGAAAAACCACGGCTGCGACTGGACGCTGGGTGGTTTACTTCACTTCCACACCATGGAAATTGTGGATGCGCAGGGTGTTAAACACCCGGTGTTTGAACCCGCCACACCAGAGCAGGCCCGCGAACTGGCGGCACGTCTGGGGGTTATTTATGAGTAATGATTTAATTACCGTTTAAATCACTTTTAAAAATGGCGTAAACCCGCCGGGGCTGGCTTACGCCTGATTTCAGGAAAATGATTATGAAAATTGTCTGTCATGGTTCGCAGGAACTGATTAGCGCCATTCGTAAGTGGCATCAGAATAAAGTCGGGCAGTTGAATCTTATTGTTGAGCACAGTGATGCTGACCTCGATTTTGGTAATGGCACTGTTATTAAAGCTGGTTCAGATGTGGCGAAGGGATTTCGCGTTTGCGCAAGGGTTGTTCTGGAATTACTCAGTACGCTGCCGGAGTTTGAAAACATCGAATCTGGTGACGATGAGGGCTGCGACGATGAATAAGGAAAAACACCTCGCCAGAATTAAAAAACTGCTGCGTCTGGCGCGGGGAACATCCAGCCCGGAAGAAGCCATGAATGCGATGGCAAAGGCGCAGGCGTATATGTGTAAGTACGGCGTCAGTGAAAGCGATGTTGAGTTATCAGAGGTGCGGGAGTTTGCCAGCACGGGTGCGCCGAGCGATGCGCGCAGCGTGCCGCGCTATATGCATGGTCTGTGTACGCTGGTCTGCCGGGCCTTCGGGGTGGAGTGCTACATCGGTGGCCGCTGGCGTTCAGCTCGTTCCCTTAAGCGTTACGTTAATTTCTACGGGCCTGACTCTCGCCCTGAGATTGCGGCGTATGCGTTCGATGTGCTGTCCCGCCAGATGAAGGCAGCGCGTAAGGCGTATCAGGATAAGCACTGCAAACGCTGTAAGCCCGCCACCCGCGTGGCCCGTGGCGACCAGTTCTGTGAGGGATGGTGCTCAGGGGCGGCGCGGGTCATTCAGGCATTCAGTGTGTCGCCGCAGGAGGCCGGTCTGATGGAGCGTTACACGCAGCGGCTGCGTGAACGTAAGGATGTCCGGGACGGTGAGATGCGCGAGGCGAAGGACTGCCGGGGCGCAGACCGTGCAGCGACTGCCGGGTATTACGAGGGCCGGAACGCGAAGCTGCATCAGGGTGTTAACGGGCGTGGTGATGCGCCGCTGAGTATCGGGAGGTCGTGATGCTGGTCTTTGTCAGAGAGGCGCTGTATCAGCCACCCGGTCAGCGCCATGAATACCGTCTGAGTGATGGCTGTGTGGCGGTGGAGTTCCCGGCGCTGCCGGTGCCGTCCCGCTGGAAATTCTACGATAACGGCGGGCACCGCATAGTGAAGAAATCCACGCAGGCCGCGATGAAAGCGGCGGTTGAGCGTCATAAGCGGAGGTTTAACTGCAAATGAATATTGAATTTTATGACCACGGGGTCACTGCGACCGTCATCATTAACGGCATGTTCTGGGAATTCGGGCGTTACTGCCGGGTTGTGGATGCAGCGCTGTTTGCGGCTCCGGAAAGCAGATACCAGAGCAAGTGCGGTATTTTTATGAAAACGGTTATCACAGGTAAGACGGTGCCCATGTTACGGGCGGTGAAAGTGGCGAAGCAGGAGGCGGCACGATGATTGACAGGATTTACGTGGTGTTAATGGTGGGGCTGTGCATCGTGGGCTGGCTGTACATCATCGCTAAAGCGTGGGACTGGTTTATCGGTATCGCCTTTCGTCAGTGGGATAAACGCCGGAAACTGGAGTGTCAGCAAAAGGCGGTTAATGCGTTATATGACGCTTTCGGGCTTGACCGACTGGAGCCGGGGAGCCGCATCACCGTCACTGCCGGGGCGTTTCTTATCGTTATGTGCCGTCGGGAAAACAAGGGGGAGCATCATGACTGTTAATCGCTTTAAACCCGTCGCATCTGCGGCCATCAGTCTGTCGGAGAATGGTGGCTATGTGCGTTACGAGGACTATATGGCGCTGATGGATGAACTGGAGACTGAAAAAAAGCAGCGCGAAGGGGCGTTTGTCGCCTGTAACCGCTGGCATGATAAGTTCCGGGAGTCTGAGACCAAACTGGAAGCCGCAGAGAAGCGCATAGCAGAACTGGAAGAAATCGCGACTGATTATGCTTTGAAATTCCAGAAAGCACAGGACGCATTAAAGTACGCTGCATTGCTTCACAACGCCAAAACTGAGAAGGACTAACCCATGACCACTATTACCCGAGAATGGCTACAGAAAACTATCGCCGATATGGAAGTGACGCGCGACGATATTCCGTTTGGCCTCGACGATGATGACGCCAAAATTCTTATTGTGCTGAAGCGGGCGCTGGCATCACTGGAACGTGAACTGGTTCGCCATGAGCACGCCGGGTGGTCAGACAAGACGTTTGGCTGCGTTGGTCCAGTTGGTCCGTTGAAACACCTCTCAAAAGAGGCCCTTGAAGCCGCCGCTGCTCCATCAGACCTGCTTGAGTGGGCTGATATGCAGTTCCTTCTGTGGGACGCTCAGCGTCGTGCTGGTATCAGCGACGCGGAAATCACAGTTGCGATGGAAGAAAAGTTGGTGATAAACAAGACGCGCCAGTGGTCAGAACCGAAAGACGGTGAACCGCGACCACACATCAAAGAACGGCCAGTGCCGGATGAACGCTGTCAACATCTCAGTGAGTTGTACCATGCGCAGGAAAAGCGGTTGTTTAAACTGGCACAGCGTATCAAAGGGCCGACGTTCGACAAGTATTCGCATTCCCTGTCACAGGCTATCGACGTGCTGGAACTGGCAATTTTTGGCGAGAGTGAAGAACCCTGTCGCGCCGCTGACATCGGTGTTAAGGAGGCATAAATGGCCTGGTACTATGGACTTACAATCGGGGTGCTTTATTACCTTAATTATCGGGTGAATCCCGGGGCGCAGCGTTGGGGGACGTTTTTCGTTGCAGTGATAATCTCTTTTGTTTTTGGCGTTATGACTGGACGGGGGATCGCATGATTATCGCAAATGACTGGGTGGTGTTTGCCGCATGGTGCGTTGGCGTTCTGTGCGGTCTCAGTTGGGGATACATGGAAAATTAAAGATGTTTGACCTGACTTGAGTTTTGTGATCCAATTGCCAGAGTTAAGACTGTTCACAATCTGATACTGGCTCAAGCCCCGCCCTGTGCGGGGCTTTTTTGTTCCGGTACTTCCTGTTTTTCACCTTCATCTGAGGCGTACCCATGAAGCGTAATCTGATCCGCATCATTCACACCGGCAAATCCTGCCTCGGCTGGGATGATGACACCTATCGTGATGTGCTCTTTCGTCAGACGGGTAAACGTTCTGCGCGGGACTGTACGGTTCCGGAGCTGGAAAAAACGGTGCTCTACATGCGCACGCAGGGCTTTGCGCCGTCTTCCCGTGGTCGTCGTCCCCGCGTGGCAACAGGCCGTAAAGCCATTCTGAGTAAGATTGAAGCCCTGCTGGCAGAAGCCGGACGTCCGTGGGGATATCTTGACGGTATCGTGGAGCGTATGCTGGGCGAAAAAAAGCCCGTGGAATGGCTCGATGATGAGCAGATATATAAGGTTATGCAGATGCTGATTGTTGATGCAGCGCGTCACGGGAGGCTGTAATGCGTGAATTTAACCTCGAATCCCTTGAAGACCTGTTGCCGGAGACGGCCCGCGACATTGCGGACACCATCGGTTTTCCGGCCACCCAGCGGCTGATTGAACGCTTCGGTGGTGCCTGTTTCCCTGTCGGGCGGGGGCTGCGCGGCTCCGGGGAACGACGCCTGTCAATGCTGCGGGAGGTCATCGGCGAGGACAATACCCGCCTGCTGGTTCAGCGTTTCGGCGGGGAAAGTTCACTGGTGATCCCCCGCTGTGCCGACGCCCTGCGCGAATGGCGCAACCGTTGTTTTCTGGCGGAGGTTGACAGAATGCTGGCCGATGGCGAATCATTGCGCATGGCGCTGACGGTGCTCGGTCCCCGGTTCGGTATCGGTAACACCCGCGCCTGGGCCATTGTGGCCACACGAAAACACCACCCGCCGTCACCCGCCCCGGCACAGGGCGCGCTGTTCTGATGGCTACCCGCTTCACCCCCGTATCGTGCCCTGAGCGACGCCCGTCATCACAATAACCCTCACAAACACAGTGAGGGTTTTTTATGTCTTCTTTCCGCTTCAGCCAGTGCAGTGAAACTGCCCTGCAGGGGGTTCACCCCGACCTTGTTCATCTCACCCGGACTGCGTTATCCCTGTCTGCCGTTGATTTCGGCGTGACCGAAGGGCTGCGCAGCATGGCACGTGAAAAAGAAATGGTGGCGGAAGGCCACAGTGAAACCATGCACAGTCGCCACCTGACGGGGCACGCCGTGGATGTTGTGGCTTACGTTAACGGGGCTGTCTCATGGGACTGGTCGCTGTATGAACAGATTGCTGCCGCCTTTAAGCAGGCCTCGGCTTCACTGGGGGTTCCCGTTGAATGGGGTGGCGACTGGAAGACGCTGAAAGACGGCGCTCACTTCCAGCTTCCGTGGGCAACGTACCCGGCATAAGGGGCACAGGGTGTCACTGACGCAGAAACAACCTGCATTTCTGAGCGGCATCGCCGGTCATCTGACGGTGGAGCCGGTGATTTTTATTGCACTGCTTGTCAGTTCGGTTGCCCTGCTGCTGTGTGTGGCAATGCGTCAGGCACCGGACACCGCGCTGGGTCTGTATCTGGGGGCATGGGTGACACATGCCGGGGTACAGTCCCATCAGCAGAAGAAAGCGGCGTTACTGATGCAGGGAATACAGGGAAACGGTAATGAATCTGAGCCTCATTAAAGGGTGTCTGACTCGCCTGCTTCCCGGTCTGCTGGTCTGCATTCTGCTCGGCGGCGCGGGGTGGGCGCTGCACCATGCAGGGTATAACGCCGGTCATGCAGCAGCGAAAGCGGATGGCGACGCTGCACTGGCCCGGGAACAAAAGGCCCGGAGCGATGAACGGCAGGCGCTGACACAGGCCCACTTACAGGCATTGCTGACCGCGCAGGAGAAGGCGCACCGCCAACAGCAGCGGGCTGATGCACTGGCGGAACAACTGGCGGATAAAACAGCGGCGCTGGTCCGGACAGAGCAGCAACTCAGGTTAAACATTCATAAGGCGGTCAGTGATGACAATAAAACGGCTGATTCCGGTTGTGGTTATAACGGCATCGGGCCTCACAGCCTGCAACTCTATGAGCAGGCCCTCGGTTACGGTGACACCCGCCCCCGTGATTCAGGAAGCCACTAAACCGCCGGTAAGTATGGTGACCGTGCTCCCCCGTCCCCCGGCTCCGTCACGCTACGTCAGTCCGACCGGGGGACTGTCGCCGGAGGCGCTGTTGCGACACGCCAGTGATTATGGTGCATGGTGCCAGGGAAACGCGAACAAACTGGAGGCACTGAAGAAATGGTTCTGGCCGGAGGGTAAGGACAAGTAATGGAACTGTCACATGAAGTTGTTCAGGGGTTAATCACCTTTTTCTTTTCGGTTATTTCGGCGGGGCTGGGGATCTGGTTGCGCCATCTGACCTTAACACTCGACAAGCTGCGGGATGAACAGGGCCGGATGCGCGAACTGTTTCAGCTTAAAACGGATGCCGTGCGCGATCAGGAGCAGATTATGACCATGCTCAACCGGATCGAGAAACATCTGGAACGACTGGACGGGCGTATCGACCGTCGCCATGACATTGCGGGGGCGTGCTGATGGCGCACCCAAGAAGCGTAAAAGACGCCGTTCGCCGGGATTACATCACCCAGGGTATTCCGCCGGAAGTTCTCGGTCCCATGCATGGCGTGAGTGTGGCATCAGTGGTCCGCTGGCGTCGCGAAGCCCGGGAGAACGGCGACGACTGGGACAAACAGCGGGCTGCCCGGCGGTTATCGTCCGGCGTACCGGAAGATATCACCCGCGACCTGTTGCTGGAGTTCCTGGAGCATCATCAGCACGCGATGGAACAACTGCGTCAGGCCCGTGAAGGAACGGACGGTAAGCCTATGCCTGCTGAAGACTACGCCAGCCTGCTGGCGAAGCTGCAGGACGGCTTTAACAAAATGATGGCTGCCAGCCGTCGCATTCTGCCGGAGACTGACCGCCTGATTGTGGCGGCGGGCGTGGTGGAAGATTTGGCGGCGTTCCTCAGCGACAGACATCCCGCGCTGATGGCGGGGTTCCTGGATGTGTTACCTGAGTTTCAGCAGATAGTGGAGAAAAAATATGGCTAGTCCTGTTAAACCGCCGGTGATACCCGCTGCACCGGTTAAGCAGTTTATTTCACTCAGCGACCGCAATGCGGTGCGGGCCGATACCATCGTTCGTGTATACGTGCAAAGCGATTATCTGATGGTACAGACTGAAGATGGTGAGATTCACCAGGCAGACAGCCTTTATGGCCGGACGGTGTGGGATGCTAAATCTCAGTTACTGGAGCAAATTGAAGCAGCGCTGGCTGCGAGGGTTATTTCCGGCGGTTCAGATGATTATTAAATATACCGATAAAGATATATTACTGATGCGACAGCAACGCGTACAACGCATCGTGGATTTTATTGCACAGGAGTACACCGCTGACGAGATAAATCAGGCCGGAGAGGCGCTATGGCTGACAATGCAACTGATATGCGGCCCGGACCAGGCCGCCAGTATTGTCAGACAATCAACATCGGTGTCTTAAGTATTACTGGTCTGCGCAGATAATTTCAGCCATTTGCTCGTACACAGTCTGAGAGTCTTCAGGATACACAGGAAACCTGAGTTTCAGCAGATAATGGAAGAAAAATATGAATGATCCAATGATTAACCTTGATGACAGACTGACCGTCCGGAGGACGCAGATTGTGGCGCTGGAATTATCACCGCTTTACCCGTCAGTGTTCGTCCATTTGTGCAGTGGTCAACATTTTGAGCTGACGGAAACCAGATATGAAGATGCCGTCGTACTGTATAAGCGCCTGCAGTCCCTGATTCAACCGCCTCTGAAAAGAAGCTGCCTGCTTGCTCCGGTGACCGCCCCGGCGTCAGACAAGGCCACAAATGCCCTGACCCGTAGCAACAGCCCGTTTACAGGTGAGTTTAAAACCTGGCTGAAAACGCTTGTTGATAATGATCGTTTTGATGAACTGAAGCGAGCACTTGACTGCGCCCATAACAGTTTCAGTCGATGTTAATGCCAGCTAACAGAATTCCGGTTCAGTTGAATGGTGTCTGCCCGGTTGATTGCATTTTGTGGTGAATGTCCTTGTCGTATGTAAAGCCTCCCGTTAACAGAATGAACGTTTGCACCCCCATTCTGGCAACGGAAGGCTTTATTTTTAAAGAGGTTGTCCCCTGTGGCGTCGAAAGCATCCCTTAAAACCTTCCGCGAGAAGATAGCTGTCATCCAGGCGGAACTGCGGGACCGCATCGAAAGCGCGTCCTGTGGCCTCGATGGCAGCCCGGAGGCGATTAAACAACGTCGGGAACAGGTCTGCGATCCGGTGACCGGGTTTCGTTTTTTCGCCAGTACCTACTTTAAACATCACCTTCAGCACCCGGAAACCAGCGAACTGCATGAGTATCTGTATGAGCGCCTGCCGCAGATTGTCGCCAGTCCGGAATCTGAAAACGATGTGATCGCCGCCCCGCGTGGTGAGGCCAAAACCACGCTTGCCCAGCAGTTGTTTGACCTGTGGTGTGTTGTCCGCGAACTGAAAAAATTCATCATCATTGCCTTTGACACCGCCGCGCAGGCGGCGGAATCACTGGAAGTGATTAAAGCGGAACTGCTGTATAACGCGGGGCTGTCCATGGATTTTCCGGAAGCCTGCGGGCAGGGCCGCGTGTGGCGTATCGGCTGCATTCTGACCGCCTCGGGGATCAAGATTGAAGCCGCCGGTCAGGGACAAAGCCTGCGTGGCCGCAAACATGGCGCATACCGTCCGGACCTGGTGCATCTTGATGACCTGGAGAACGACGAGAACGTCGTGACGCCAAAACAGCGGAACAAGCTGGAAAAATGGCTCAACAGTACCGTCCTGCCGCTGGGCGGTGCGGGCGTCAAGCTGGATGTGATCTACGTCGGATCCATTCTGCACTATGATTCCGTGCTGGCCCGCACCATGAAAAACCCGTTATGGAATGCGAAACGTTTTCAGGCCATTGTCCGGTGGCCGGTTAACCGGGATTTGTGGGACCAGTGGGAAGGGATCCTGCGTGATAAGGGGAAAAAAGCCGCGCAGGCATTTTACCGGCGCAATGAAAAGGCCATGCTGAAAGGCTCCCGGGTCTCCTGGTCGGCCCGTCCGTTACTGGCCCTGATGTTGATCCGCGTCCGCGTTGGCTCCCGGGCCTTTGATGCCGAATACCAGAATGACCCCGTCAGCGGGGAGAATGCCATTTTCCACGGCTGTATCCACGACTGGACGGAGCTGGAGCCGGACCTTATCTATTTTGGTGCGGTGGATCCGTCGCTGGGGAAACACAACAGCAGGGGCAATGACCCCAGCGCACTGCTGGTCGGCGGCTGGCACCGCATTAAACGGGTGCTCAAGGTGGTGGTGGCCGATATCCGTATCCGCAAGCCAAAGAAAATCATCACCGATGTGATTGCGCTGCAGCGCCGGTATGGCTGTATTGCCTGGGCGTTTGAGTCCGTCCAGTTTCAGGATTTCCTGCGCGAGACCCTGATAGAAGAATCCCTGAAGGCGGGTGTCCCGGTTCCGGCCCGGGCGGTCATTCCCACCACCGACAAATACGGGCGTATCGAATCCCTGCAGCCATTCATGGAGAACGAGCGCATTCTGATTGGTCGCCTGCTGGCCACCCTGCGCGAACAGCTTGAGCATTTTCCGATGGCCGACCACGATGACGGCCCGGATGCGCTGCATATGCTGTTCGCCATTGCCTCCACCAGTGTGGGGAACTATGAATTTATTCCCGTCAGTGACTACACGGAAGAAGGTTCACACCGTTTTCATGATGAAGATGACGCCGGTTCCGGCGACGGCTTCGGTTCCGGAGGATGGTAATGGATATTAAAACTGCATTTAAACGCTTATTTACCCGCGATAAAACCCAGCCGATCCAGAGTGACGGCGAGGATGATTTACTGTACGCCGGGGCACTCACCCACCCGTCCACCGGGCTGGATATCAACCGGATTTACCGCCTGTTCCGGGCGGCGGAAGACGGCGATATTGAGGCCCAGAGCGACCTGTTTACCGACATGGAGGAGCGCGACGGCCATCTGTTTTCTGAACTGTCCAAACGCAAGCGCGCGCTGCTGACGCTGCCGTTCTCCGTGATACCGCCTGCGGATGCCACCGAAGCGGAAAAGAAAATTGCAGCAGAAGCCGACGGGTGGATCCGTCATCTGCCGGGACTCCGTGAACTGCTGATGGATATGCTGGACGCCATCGGCCACGGTTTTTCCTGTACGGAAATCGAATGGGCCAGAAAAGACGATATCTGGCTGCCTGCCCGGTTTCACAAACGCCCGGCCCGGTATTTCACCATGCCGCAGCATGACCCGGACGATATCCGGCTGAATACCGGCGTCGCAGACGGCGAGCCGCTGTGGGAACTGGGCTGGATTGTGCACCGCCATAAATCCAAATCCGGTCCGGCGGCACAGAGCGGGCTTTTCCGTGTACTGGTCTGGACCTACCTGTTCAAGAACCTCTCCGCCCGGGACTGGGCGCAGTTCCTGAATCTGTATGGCCTGCCGTTCCGTATCGGTAAATATGACGCGTCAATGGGGGACGACGAACGGAAAAGCCTGTTACGGGGGATCCGGATGCTGGCCCGCGAGGGCGGCGGTATTATGCCGAATAATGCGCAGATTGAACTGGTGTCTCCGGCAGCAGGCCAGAGCGCCCCGTTCTTTGCCATGGTGGACTGGTGTGAAAAGGTACAGTCAAAAGTGATCCTCGGCGGTACGCTCACCAGCCAGGCCGACGGCAAAACCTCCACCAATGCGCTGGGCAACATTCACAACGAAGTCCGTCATGATCTGCTGGTCGGGGATGCGCACATGGTGGCGGAAACCCTGACGCAACAGTTGCTGTGGCCCGTTCTGGCCCTGAACGGGCGGTATGACCCGGCACGTGCGCCCTGTTTCCGGTTTGATGTACATGAACCGGTTGACCTGGCAAAACTGTTTGAGATGGTGAAAGCCGCCCAGGAAACCGGCTTTGACATTACCCGGGAATGGCTGTCAGAGAAAAGCGGTATCCCCTTACCGCAGGATTCACAGCATATTCTGATGCCACCGAAGAACACCGCCCCGGAAACGGCGGCGCTGTCCCTTGCGGCGCTGTCATCGTCCGTACAGGCGCAGTCATCGCTGGATACCATTCCGCACCTGCTGGCCGCGCAGGCCAGCACGGCGGCGGACACGCTGTTGCAGCCCCTGATTGAACAGGTCAAAGCGGCCCGGACGCCGGAGGCGGTGTATGACCTGCTGGCCGCCAGTTACACGTCCCTCAATGAGAATGCCCTGCGGGAGCTGGTCGGGCAGGCCATTCTGGTGGCGGAAGTGAGCGGGGAATATCATGCCTGATCTGAATGCCGCCCTGACACTGTCGCCGGACGCCGCGATTGCGTACTTTACCGCCAAAGGGTTTACCCCCACGCAGGGCTGGAAAGACCTGCAGGATGAGGTTCACGCCGTGCAGTTTGCGGTGGCGGGTATCACAAAGCTGGATGTGCTGAACGATATCCACCAGGGACTGGCGGGGGCGCTGAAGAACGGGACCACGCTGTCGCAGTTTCAGGACGAACTGGAACCCACCCTGCGGCGTAAGGGCTGGCTGGGCAGCGGACTGGTGGCAAACGACGACGGCGAGCTGCTGGGGAAGCAACTGATGCCGTACCGGCTGGAGACCATCTTCCGGACCAACGTCCAGTCAGCGTATGCCGCCGGGCGTTACCGGTGGATGATGTCCACGGTAAAAGAGCGCCCTTACTGGCAGTATATCGCGGTGATGGACGACCGGACCCGCCCGGCGCACGCGGCCCTGAACGGGCGCATTTTTCGCTGGGATGATCCGATATGGCAGACGCTGTTCCCGCCAAACGGCTATAACTGTCGGTGTTATGTCCGGGCGCTCACGCAGGCGCAGGTGGACGCGCATCCGGTCGGGGTGGAATCGTCTGAGGGGTATCTGGTTACCGTGCAGCAGCCTTACGGCACTGACGGTGAAATGCGTCCGGTGAAAGCCTTCCGGGATCCGAAAAGCGGCCAGTTACTGACCCCGGACGCCGGGTTTCATCTGAATGCCGGTCGCAGTTATCTGGCCGGTCTGGGGCAGACCCTGCTGGAGAAAGGCACCACTGCCGCGCCGGAACTGGCGTCGGTGGCTGTCCGGGAAACCCTCAGTAACAACCGGCTGGCGTCTGCCATGAACCGCGATTTGCACCAGTGGACGCAGGGACTGGATGAACATCACGCCGGGGACTTTCGCCGCATCGGGGCACTGTCTCCCCGGGTGCAGTCCCTGCTGCAGGCTGACGGCGCACCGGTTGCGCCGGTGATCACCCTGCCTGCTGAAACCGTTCTGGCCTGCCGGGAACCCGGGGCCAGCCTGTGGCCGCGCCTGGTCTCGGCGATGCTTTACCCGCTGGCTGTTCTGTTACGTGACGACCGGCTGTGTCTGCTGACGCAGGAGAACGGGGACGCCCGGGCGGTGGTGCTGGCCCGGTGCGGGGATGGCTGGCAGGTGGCCGGTATTCATCCGTGGACGTCAGACGATGCCGCAAATGCGGAGATCCTGGACGGGCAACTGCCGGAGGTGAGCTGATGGAGCCGGACATCATACTGGACATTCCGCCGGACCTTGAACACTGGCTGGATGAACTGGCGGCGCGGGTAAAACGGCGCGGCCCGCTGATGGAAACCATTGCAGGGATTATGCTGAATGCCGTGGATGAAAACTTCATTCAGGGCGGACGCCCGACATGGGAGCCGCTGAAATACCGGGACGGTAAGCCCCTGCAGTTGTCCGGGCGGTTACATGCGTCCGTTCAGCCGTGGAGTGACAACGACCAGGCCATTGTCGGGACCAACGTGATTTACGCGGGGATCCAGAACAACGGCGGGAGGACAAAAGCGCATGAAATCCGGCCCCGCAGAAAGAAAGCCCTGTATTTTAACGGACGTTATGCGAAGAAGGTGAACCACCCCGGCTCGGACATTCCGGCCCGTCCGTTCCTGTCGCTGACCGATGACGATTATGCGGAAATCCGGCAGGCCATCGTCAACTATATCGCCGGAGATACGCCGGGCGAATAAAACGCGTTCTGTGGCGTTTTGATGTCAGGGGGCGGGCAAACGCCCGCCCCGGCGTTTTTATCGCAATCTGACGCGATTTAAACGGGTTTTAAACGGGGTTGCGGGTTGTCATCCTGACCTGTATTTTCATTCTGTCCTTCCCCTGTTGTTCCTTTCCCTTCTGATTAACCGCTTCACTCCGGTAACTGTCTGCTGTACTGCCCGCCCGTTACGCTCTCCGTCAGTACAGTAATTTCAGGACAGACCGCCCCATGCCCATGTGGAAACGTGCCACCGCCTCGCTGGCCAGCATCGACAAACAGAACCTTCACCGCGTCCAGTTGTTCCCGGCGGGTTGGTTCGGGCCGGAAGACGGGTCGATGCGCTGGTATCTGGATGCCACGCTGGCGCAGGTACTGGTTACGGCGGCGCAGCAGCGCGTCAATGACTACGAATTTGATTATGAACACCAGTCCCTGAATGCCCACAAAGGCAGCGGCCCGGTGCCTGCGGCGGGCTGGTTTAAATCCCTGTACTGGGTTGACGGCGAAGGCCTGTTTGCGGATGTGACGTGGACCGCCCGCGCCACAGAATTAATCCGGGCGGACGAATACCGCTATGTTTCGCCCACCTTCTATTACGACGACCGGGGCTATGTCCGGGGACTCGTCAACGCGGCGCTGACCAATATGCCCGTCATCGACGGGATGCAGCAGGTCGCCGCTTCTCTCATGTTTTATGACGACAATGGAGGATCCTCCGTGGATGAAATCCTTGAGCAGTTGCGCTGGATGCTGAACCTGCCGCTGAGTGCGACGGTGGAAGAGGTGAAAGCCGAACTGCAGAAACTGATTGACCGCCTGTCCGGTGGTGAGGGGCTGGCTGCGGCCAGCATCAGCCTCGGCAACATTCTGGCTGAAAAAGACCAGGCCCTGCAGGACAGGGACAACCAGATTGCGGCCCTGTCTGTGGCGCAGCGAACCGGCGCGCCGGACCCGACGAAGTTTGTGCCGGTGGCGGTGGTGGATGAACTGCGCACCACGCTGGCGGCGCTGTCCTCACAGGTTAACGAGGACCGCGTGGGGACACTGCTGACAGCCGCGCTCAGTGACGGGCGTGTGATGGCCGGGGCGGACGCGGACAACCTGCGCGAACTGGGGAAAAAGGATTTCGCCCTGATGGAAAAAATGATCGCCGCCCGCCAGCCGATTCAGGCGCTGTCACAGACACAGACCGGCGCACGCGGTCTGTCCCTGAATGACAGGGGCGAGCCGGTGGCAGACCGGGGCGTGCTCGCCGTCTGCAGCCAGTTTGCCGACTTTACCGGCATGGATGAAAAAGAAATTGTCAGAGCCGTACACCAGGAAATGGGAGGGACTTATGGCACTGAATGATGATCTGAAAACCGATTTTGACGCGCCGTACCGTGACGGGGAACTGCTGCCGGTGCCGGTTGCCGCCGGGGAATTTATCCCGGCAGGCACTATCGTCTGTATTAATGCCAAAGGCCTGGCGGTGGGCGGCAGCGAAACGGCGGACCTGACTTATGCGGGCCGCGCGGAAACGTTTGTGGATAACACCGGCGGTAAGGATGGCGATGCCACCGTGCTGGTCCGCCGCAAAAAAGTTTTCCGCTGGCTGAATGACGGCACCATCACACAGGACATGCTGCTTAAACCCGTGTACATCCTGAACAACCGCACACTGACGGGGGCGGATGGCGCAACGGCGGGAAGCCGTTCGAAGGCGGGCGTGCTGGTTGCGCTCGACGGCGACGGTGTATGGATTGAATAACGGAGAGAACCATGATTTTAAATACCCGAAACGTCACCGCCCTGTTTGTGGCGCTGAAAACCACCTTCAGTAAGGCGTTTGATGCCACGGAATCAAAGTGGGACAAGGTGGCCACGCTGGTGCCATCCACCACCCGCCAGAACGATTACACCTGGCTGGATCGTTTTCCGCGCCTGCGTAAGTGGGTTGGCGATAAGGTGGTGAAATCCCTGACCCAGCACAATTACACCCTGGTTAACGATGATTTCGAAGCCACGGTGGAAGTGGACCGCAGCGACCTTGAGGATGATCAACTGGGCATTTACGCCCCGCAGGCGCAGGAAGCGGGGTTCAGCGCGAAACAGTGGCCGGATGAACTGGTATTTGAAGTGCTGAATAAGGCCTTCACCGACAAATGCTATGACGGCCAGCCGTTTATTTCCGACAGCCACCCGAACGGAAAGGACGAGAACGGCAAGGTTATTACGGTCAGCAACAAAGGGAATAAACCGCTGTCAGCGGCGTCGCTGGCTGACGCGCAGGCGTCTTACGGCGCGGCCCGTACCGCCCTGCGCAACATGAAAGATACCGAAGGCCGTCCGCTGAACGTCACCCCGATGCTGCTGGTTGTTCCGCCTGCGCTGGAAGACACGGCGAATGCCCTGATGACGGCAGAACGTCTGGATGACGGGAAGACCAACATCTACAGGGGCACGGCCACGGTGCTGGTTGTGCCCTGGCTGACCAGTGACACGCGCTGGTTCCTGATGGATACCACCCGCGCCATCAAGCCGCTGATTTTTCAGCAGCGTAAAAAGGCGCTGTTCGTCTCCCAGCAGGATCTGAATAACCCGGAGGTATTCATGCGCAAGAAACTGAAGTTCGGCGCAGAAGCGCGCGGCGCAGCCGGTTACGGTCTGTGGCAGATGATTTACGGTTCCACCGGCGACGGGAAATAACCATGAGCTACGCCACGCCTGAAGACTATATCGCGTACTTTACCGAGCGGGACGCCACCGGCGTCTCGGCTCCGCGCGGACGGGGTGTCCCTGACGGCCAGCGGATTGCCCGTCATCTTGAGTCGGCCAGTAACCGTATCGATGCGTATATCGGCCAGCGGTATGTTCTCCCCCTGCGGGACGTTCCGCCCGCGCTGCGGGATTACTGCTGCGATATTGCCCGTTATCTGATGACCGGTACGGAGCGTCCGTGTACGGATGAGGTCCGCGAACGGTACGGGGACGCCATCGGCTGGCTGAAACTGGTTGCTGCCGGAAAGGTGGGGATCGGCAGCAATCCGGAGAGCGGCACCGTGGCAGAAACCGGTGGCGCGACCACCACCTTTTTCAGTGGCGGGACGGACCTGTGGAGCCGGGAACGGACCGGTGGAGGGTGTTACTGATGATGATCGCCGATATTGAAAACGCACTGTGTGACCGCCTGCAGCGGGGACTGGGCGTGGCGGTGTCAGACGTGGTGCCGTGGGACGTCATGACGACGGATATCGGGCGCATTCTGGACTGTCTTCCCGGCGCGTTCGTCACCTTCACCGGCATTACCGACACCCGCCCGCACGATACACGCCGGACCCGCTTTCGCGTGTCCGCGCGGTTTTCAGTTTTCGTGGCGGATTACAGCCTGCGGGGCGCGGATGCCGCCCGCCAGGGGGATGTCCGCGAGGATGAGGCCGGGTGTTACCGGTTGATCCACGCAGTACGCCGTCTGCTGACCGGGCAGGATATGGGGCTGGATATCGGCAACCTGATGCCCGGACCGGTGCGCCGGGTGACCGGGCCTGCACTGGCCGGAAAGGGCTTTGCCCTGTATGAGTGCGTGTTTGATACCTGCTGGTATGAGGATGCGCTTGCCTGTGGTGCCTGGCCGGAACCCACCGAACGTCAGGATGACCCGGATTATGTCTTCACGCTGTGGGAGGGCCAGCGGGAAACCTGTCCGGCCCACAACAGCACGCACGCCGGATGGCTGATGAATGGTGAGGTGGTGGCGGAAGACACCACCGGAACGGAGAAACAGAATGATTAATGTGATTGCCCGAGAGGGTGTCAGGGTGCCGCTGGAACAGCATTCCCGGCAGTACATCACTGAAGAAACGCCTGTGGCAGTTGATGAACAGTCAGCGTATTACCTGCGCCGCCTGCGTGATGGCGATCTGTTACTGGCTCCGGCCAGTACCGGGCCGGACACCCCTGTCGTACCTGATGCGCCGGAAGAAAAAAACATCCGGCCCGCCCCTGAAAAACAGAAAAAGGAGCCGCAATGAGCACGGTAATTTCCGCCTCAACCCGCGTCCCCGGGACGTATGTGGGCTTTGACTTTTCCCGCGCCGGTCGGGCGCTGGCTGCTGACGGGCAGTCAGTGGTCATTCTTGGCCAGCGACTGGCGGGAACGGTTGCCGCACTGACTCCCACGGATGTGTTCAGTGGCAATGAGGCAGCACAGTATTTTGGCCGTGGGTCTCAGGTCCACCGGATGGTGATGCGGGCCATTGATGCCAACAGCAATATTCAGTTATCCGTCTGCGCGCTGGATGATGACCCGGCGGGCGTCGCGGCCACCGGGTCCGTGATGCTGTCCGGGACAGCATCCGGGACGGGACAGGTTCGCCTGCAGGTGGCGGGGACAACCGTGGCCATCGCCGTGGCCACCGGGGATAAGGCAGAAGACCTGACACCCCGGCTGGCGGCAGCGTTCAGCGCTTTCCCGGACCTGCCGGTGACCGCTGCGGCAGAAGATGTCGTGACGGGAAAAGATGCCGGCGGCAATGACGTCACCGCGCCGGGCGTGGTGCTGACGGCCCGGAATAAGGGGGCCTGCGGTAATCAGGTGGGGCTGACGCTGACGGTGACCGCCGAAGGGCTGACCGGAACGCTGTCCCCCCTGACCGGGGGGCAGGGTGACCCGGATATTGCACCGGCGCTGGCAGCCATTTTCAGCGCCGGTCACACCCTTATCGTTACGCCGTATTCCACCGATGAGGCCCTGCGGACACTGGCCACTCATCTGGATAACGTATCAGGCCCGACGGAACAGCGAGCCGCTTTCGGTGTACTGGGCTGGCGCGATTCACTGTCCACCGGCATCACCCTGACAGGCAACGCCAATGCAAAACGCCTGACCGTGGGCTGGCACAACCACTCCGTTCTGCCGGACGGCGAACTGGCCGCCGTTTATGCGGCCAGAATTGTCAGTGAGGATGACCCGTCCGAACCGCTGGATAATCTCAGCCTGCCGGGGCTGGATATCACGCCCCGGGAATACTGGCCCATGCGAACCGAGGAAGAAAAAGCGCTGCATAACGGGCTGACGCCGTTCCGGGTTCAGGGCAGTACGGTACAGGTGGTTCGTGCCATCAGCACATACGTGAAGAATGCCGCCGGTATTAACGATGCCACCCTGCTGGATATCACCACGCTCCGCACGCTGGATTATGTCCGTGTGGCATGGCGTACCCGGATGGCGCAGCGGTTTCCGAACGGCGGCAAACTGACAGACCACCGGCTGCGCCAGGTGAAATCTGAAACGCTTGATGTGTTGTACCAGCTGGAATCGCTGGAGATGGTGGAAAAGGTCCAGCAGTACCAGGACCAGGTTATGGTGCTTCCCAATAAGCAGGATGACACCCGCGCCGATGTCAGTATTCCGGCGTCTGTGGTACGCGGCCTGCACATCCTGACCGGCACCATTTATCTGTATTAAGGAGTCTGCTATGGCGGATACGTATGTCGGCCCCATTGTTCTTGAGGTTAACGGCACTGAGATTGAAGTCACCCGGGTCAGCCCGTCAATGGACACCGGGCGCAAACTGGTGAAGACCATGAACTCCACCGGGCGCGCCCGGGGTCATGTCAACGGTATCGCAACGTACAACCTGACACTGGAGGCGGTGAAACCCAAAGGGCGCACCATTGTCTGGGACAATATTGTGGATGCAAAACTGACCCTGTACCCACTGGAAGGTGGGGACAAAACCATCACTTACCAGAACTTTACCGTGCAGACGGTCGGGGATGAATACAGCGTGGATAATGAAGCCCGCGTCAGCATTACCGGCTTTGCACTCAACCGTGTGGAGGCGTAACAAATGGATAAGGCACTGACCATTAAAGGCACACTGGCTGTCGGTGTGGAGTACAACGGCGAGTTTCACCGTGATTTTGAGCTACGTCTGAGTACGGTCGGGGATGAAATCGACGCGTCAGAAATGGGCATTCCTGACAGCGGTTATTATGTCGGGCTGATGGCGTTGTGTCTGGAATCGCTGGGCACCATTCCCAGAGAGGCCATTACCTACGATTTACTGCGAACCATGACCAGCCCGGATTATTCCCTGCTGGTACAGGCCCGTGACACCCTGAAAAAAAAGATGCAGCCCGGGAAGAGCGACAGCGGGAATACCGACTTGCCTGCGTCCGGCTCCGCCAGTACGGATACCGCGACGCAGACATCCGGCAGTTAAGCGCCGCCGCGCTGTCGGGGATACTGGATGCCATCATGCGCATTGAGAACCCGGCAGCGTGGGCAAAAATGCGCAGGCAGAAAAACTTCATCAGTAAACGCCGCCGGTCTGGCGGGCGGTGGACATCCCGCAGGATATAATCATGGCTGGACATTTCGATACCCAAATCGGCATTGGCGTTAAGGATAACGCCTCCGTCCCCCTTCAGCGCATCCGCAATGAAACCGTGCGGATGCAGCAGGCCCGTGAGCGTGTCGGTATCCACAGTGAGCATACCCTTCAGCGTGAAATAGCCCGCACCGAAGCGGCTTACAACCGGCTGGAGCGTTCGGGAAAACTCTCGGCTACCGAGCTGGCCCGTGCCCACGAAAAAACGGTGGCCACAGTGGCCCGCCTGCGCCGGGAAATGGAGGAAACGGAAAAGCAGCAGGAGCGCCTGCGCCGTAATCCGCTGGGCGACGCGCGCGAACGGCTGGGCATCCGTAGTGAGCAGACCATCCGGCGCGAAATGGCACTCACCGAAGCGGCTTACAACCGGCTGGAACGCTCAGGAGAACTGTCGGCAGCCGAACTGGCCCGCGCCTATGCCCGTACAACTGACACCATCAGTAAGCTGCGTCGTGAGCTGGGTGAAACCGAACGGACGCAAAGCCGACTGGCGACAGGACTGAAAACCACCCTGAAAATCGGTGCGGGTGCGGCAGCCCTGACCACGGGCGTGGCTGCCGCGCTGGCCGATCCTGTTCGCCAGCAGATGGATTACGACAGCACGCTGCGCCGGACATCGAACTTTATGTACCGGAATGGTGACGTAAAAACACGCCTTCAGGGTATAAAAACGATTGATGCTGCGGTGCGCAATGCTAACCGCTCAGGCGGTGGCCGTAAGGAAGATGGTCTGGTGGCAGCCGAGACGATGGGACGTTCCGGTATGGCCACGGATGAAGTTTTCAGTGCATTACCGGAAATCATGAAAATCCACACCGCCACGGGGGCGGATGCACGAAGTCTTGCCCTTATGCGAAATGCCGCTTTCAACTATGGCCTGAAAGGCAAACTTGGTAATGCTGCACTGGACGCCATGACAACCGCTTCGCAACATGGACAGGTTGATGTCCCGCTTCTGGCAAAAGCGATGCCCGTCGGTCTGGAACTGGCCAGAAGTGCCGGTTTTGTTGGCACAAAAGGCTTTTCGGATGTGGCGGCACTTTATGAGGTCAGCGCAGCGCTGGCCGGAGCCGATGAAGGGGTTGTTAATACCAATAACCTGATGATGACCCTGTCGTCACAGACCATTTCTGACAATGCCCGAACCGTTAAGTTTCACGGTAAAAAAGTGGACTGGCAGGCCATGCGCCGGAAAGATTCGGTACAGGGGCATGATGCACTTTATACGTTACATCATCTGATCCAGCGTATTGATGATTCAGATGAAACAATTGTGAATGCCCGGAAGAAACGCGATCAGGCAAAAACCGCCACAGAAAGGGAAAAATGGGAAGGCGTCATCAACTCTGCGCACGGTGCCAATGTGGGGCGTTTCCTGCGGGATCAGCAATCCCTGAAAGGTTATCTGGCGTATGAAAAATATCAGGATCAGTACCAGGACATTTCAGCCGACGTTAACAAACAGTTCAGCCTGCCGGAAAATCAGCGCGCAACAGACCTTGATTTTGCTGTCATGAAGGACAGCAATAAATTCAAAAGTGATCAACTGGCTAATGAAAAAGATTTTGCCACGATGGATATGGCAAGTGGCCCGGCCAATCTCTGGGGTGTCATTGCTGAGAAGTCTGCCGAACTGGCCAAAGAATTTCCGGTGCTGGCTGAAGCAGTATCCGGCGTTTCGTCAGTGTTTTCATCTGTCTGGCAACAACTGGGCGGCGTGGGAACCACGCTGGCCACGATAGCTGGTGTGAAGCTGGGGGCAAAGTTGCTTAAGGGGCGCACGGGTAAACCTCCCGTCCCCGGTGAACCAGGAGTCGCAGCCGAAGCAGGGGCGGAAACTGCGGCAGAAGGCAAATCCGGCTGGCTGCGCGCAGTCCGGGAATGGATGATAAAAAAAGGGAAAACCGGCATCAAAGCCGGAGGGCGGGTATTAAAAAACGGTGCCATCCGGGAAGGTCTGCTGGATATTCCGGGTGTGGATTTGGTCACGGGCGTGCTGTGGCCATCAGATACGGTCAGCGGTGAAGATGAACGCAATGAACTGGCCCGCCTGAAAACCCGCAACCGTCGCCGGAATGGAATCCCTGATGCTGCTGACGCCCTGCAACGGCTACAGAACTGGAACCGGCAGACCTCCGGTAATGGTGCCCGGGGCGCGCCTGTTATCACATTACCCGAACTTCCCGCCCCGAAGGTAAGCGTTCGTGTTTTGCTCGACAGTCACGATATCGCATCTGTTATTGAAGTCCTGCAGGGGAAAAACAGCCGGAGATATGGCGCATGAGTGACATTCTCACCCAACTGGCGGAGCTGGCAGGCATCGACACACTGATGAAAGCCTCCTTTCGTGGTGTGGAGTTTGAATGCCTGTACACCCGTGACACGCTGGCACGCGATACGGTCAGCTATGCCTTCCCGTACCACGACGGCGCAACCGTGGAAGACCAGGGGCTGAAAGCCCTGAACTTCCGCCTGTCCGCACTGCTGTTTGGTCATGACTGGAAACAGCAGTTAAAAGCGCTTTTAACGGCATTAAAAGACGGTGGCCCCGGAGAGCTGATTCACCCGGTTTACGGCTCCATTCCCCGGGCGCAGTTTCTGGAAGCCGGGGTGGAAAAACGGGTTGAACCGCTTGATGCCGTAACGGTTGAACTGGTGTTCATTGAGTCCGGCGAGGAGCAGGCGCTGTTCAGCACCGCGTCCGGTGAACAGGCTACTGACAGTATTTCCACCACCGGGGACAGCCTGCTGGATAAAGCCGCCTCCGCCTTTAAAGACGCGATGGACCTTCTTCACGACGTTCAGGACGGAGCGGAACGCATCAACAATATTGTGGCTGAAGGCGAATACCTTCTGCAGTCCACGCTGGACGAAGTCCGGGGCGCGGGAGCCAGCCTGAGCAATTTACTTGACACGCCAACGGCCCTCGTCAGTGACCTGAACAGCATTCTGGATACCTTCAGCGATACGTTAACGCTGGAAGGCAGCGGCGTGGCGACGGCGTGGCAGTCTGCGCTGCATCTGGCCGATAAAGTGACCAGCTTTCCGGCTGAATTTGCTTCCTCACTGGCCCTTACCGTGGTCAGCAAACCCTTTTCCCTGCCGCTGGGCCGGACGATGGGGATACGCCCGGAGGATACCGCCCTGCTGACCCGGACAGCCCGGCTGGTGACCACCACAGAACTGCTGGAAATTGCCTCCACCATTCTGGCGAACGAGGCAAAAACCCCGACGCTGACCAGTACCCGGATAGAACAGATAACCGGCGATGCCCGTGAAACGGTCGTACAGGCGCTGAGTGAGCAACGGGGCGCAATGGAGGCCAGTATCACCGCCGGTCTGGCCGCCAACGTCACGGCGGATACGCGGACGTACAGCGCCATCATCCGGGATTTACAGTCAATGGCATATGCCCTGCAGAATCAGGCTGCGGCACTGATAAAGGCCCGCCCTCCGCTGATTACGCGGGAAGTGATCCGCAGGGGAACGCTGGGTCTGGTCGCGCATGACTGGTACGGAGACTACCGCCGCGCCGACGAACTGCTGCGCCTTAACCCCCGCATCTGCAACCCGAACGACATCCGGCCCGGAGAGGTTCTGTATGCTTACGCCCGATGAACGCCTGACCCTGACCGTGGGCGGTGTCTCACACAGTGACTGGATGACCGTTATGGCCGATGCATCATTTCTGACGCCTGCCGGAGTCTGGGAAGTGATGGTGGGTATCGAAAACCGGACGCTGCCCGCTGAGGTTCATGAGGGCGCGCGGGTGATACTCCGGGCCGGGCAGGATGTTCTGATGACCGGTCTGATAGATGACGTTACTGAAGTGGTGACGCGTGGCCAGCACCTGCTGACACTTTCCGGGCGGGATAATGCAGCGGCGCTGGTTGACTGCTCAGCCCCGGTGTTCACCTCGCAGGCGATGACGCTCGCTGAGGTTATGAACCAGATTGTCCGTCCGCTGGGAATAACCCGGACGGTCATCCGGGCCGGTAAATCCACGGCCCCCGAAAAGTTTTCAGTTGACCCCGGAGAAACCGCCTGGGATGCCCTGCTGAAAATTGCGGAAAGCAATGGCCTCTGGCCGTGGGTGGAGCCGGACGGCACGCTGGTTATTGGTGGGCCGGATTACACCACGCCGCCGGTTGCCACGCTGGCCCTTCATCGCGACGGGACGGGGAATATTCTCAGTCTGACCCACCACCGCAGCATTGCCGGGCGTTATTCGGAAGTCACCGTCCTTGCGCAAGGGCACGGGACTGACGAACAGGATGCGGTTCACAACCGCCGGGGAACCGCCCGGGATGACGGTTTTTCCCTGTACCGCCCGCTGGTTCGCCAGATGGGTGACACTGATTCAGATGCAGAAGCCACTGCCCGCGCCCGCAAGCTGCTGACAGACTCCCGGCTGAAGGGGCTGACCATCACCGCCATTGTCAGGGGGATACGGACGCCGGACGGAACACCGTGGGCACCCGGTCAGCGGGTGGTCCTGCACAGTGACAGCCCGGCCATCAGCGGCACCTTTTTTCTGATGGCCCGCCACATTCAGGGCGGTCGGGGGCGGGAACTGACGACCACCCTGACGCTGAAAGAGGACGGCATCTGGATCCCCGACGCTTACCCTCACCGCAAACACAAAGGGAAGAAACCGAATAAGGATCAATACTGGACGGACTGGAGGGATATCAGATAATGGATATTGTCACCCTGATTAACCGCCGTATAGCGGCTGCGCTGAACAGTATCCGCCGTCCGTTCCGGGCGGTACTGACCCGCACCCGGTCTGATGGCAACGTAATGATGACGCAACTCAGTGGACTGGAAGGTGAAAATCTGCCCGGGATTGAGGTGTTCCAGCAGTTTGGCCTGACATCCGTTCCCCCCGCCGGAACTATGGCGGTGGTGGTTCCGGTTGGCGGGCGAACCAGTCACGGCGTGGTGATTGCCACCGAGCACGGTCAGTACCGTATCCGGTCACTGAAACCCGGGGAGGTGTCTCTTTATAACGAGGATGGAGCGTCGGTCACCCTGAAGGAAGGGCAAATCATTGATGTTCAGTGCATCGAGTACAATGTGAGCTGCCGGAAATACAGCGTCACGGCCAGCGAATCGGCCCGGTTTGAGACGCCGGAAGTAACCGCCACGAAGAAGCTGACCGCGCGGGGATTGCTGACCGGCTCGGGAGGCATGACGATATCCGGCGATAACGGTTCCGGGGTGACAGCCACCCTGAGTGGCGATATCACCCATACAAATGGTACAGTCACCTCTGTTGCGGTGACCATCAACGGCGTGAAAATCGGCCCGCATATTCACGATACACCGCACGGACCGTCCGGTCCGGCCAGAAACTGACCTTTCCCTGAAACAACCCGCCTCACCCCGGTATCACGTCCTGATACCGGGGATTCGTTACGCTCCCCGGTATGGACAGAAAAATCAACCCGGCCACCGGGGATTATACCGGCACCCGCACAGTCAGTATTGAAAATGCTCTCTGGATACGTCTGGCCACGCCGCTGGGGAGTTACCCGGCAAACACGGCGATAGGGTCGCGTCTGCATGAACTGCCCCGCAAGGATACCGCTGAGGTGCGCGCACTGGCCGAACAGTACGCATGGCAGGCACTGAAACCGCTCATTGATGACGGGCGGGCACAGTCCATTCAGGTTGCTGCTGTCCGCAAACGGGTGGGATGGGTGGACCTGTCCATCCGCGTGGAACTGGCCTGCGGTGAAGTGGCCACGTTTGAACATCCTGTAAAGGTGGTTTAAATGCCCCAGAATATTCCTTCGCAACAGGCGTTGCTGGACCAGTATCTGGAAACGCTTGCCAACCAGCTCCCCGACGTGGATGAGACAGAAGACAGTGATTCCGTCATCAGGGGCAACGCCACAGCCAGTCTGGTGCATGGCCTGTATCAGTACACAGCCTGGGTTCTCCGTCAGATGTTCGCGGACACTGCCGACAGCGAGTGGCTGGAAATACACGCCGCCCAGCGGGGACTGCGCAGAAAACAGCCTACCGCAGCCAGCGGCACCGTCATACTGACAGGGACGCCCGGACAGACATTCAGTCGCGGGCTGACATTCCGCGTCAGGGGGAAAAGTACGCTGTACCGGATTACGGACGACGGCGTCACTGACGCCAGCGGTCAGGCCACGGTCAGCGCCCGGGCCGTCGATACCGGCACAGCCGGTAATCTTCAGGACGGACAGACCGGAACGCTGACCACCACACCACCGGGACTGGATCCGGAGGTCACCATTGCCAGGCTGACGGGCGGGACGGATGTTGAAAAAGACGCGGCCCTGCTGGCCCGTCTCCTCGATGTGCTGCGCAAACCCGCCGCCGGAGGCAACGCGCACGATTACAAAGTGTGGGCCATGAGCGTGGATGGTGTGGGGGAAGCCTGGGTCTATCCCCTGCGCCGGGGTATCGGCACCGTGGATGTGATTATCACGGGCACTGACGGGCTGCCGTCAGATGAAACCCTGAAGGCGGTTCAGACCTTTATTGACCGGGCGCGCCCGGTGACGGCAAAAAACTTTCTGGTGCTGGCACCGACCCTCCAGCCCGAAGATGTGACGGTGGAAATCGCCGTTGCTGACAGTACCACGCTGGCGGCGGTAACTGCCGGGGTGAAATCAGCCATCACCGGGTACTTTGCTTCACTGCTGCCGGGGCAGATGGCGATACGCAGCCAGATGGGCGCACTGATTACGGAAGTGGCGGGCGTCACGGATTACGTCATTCAGTTACCGGCAACCAATATCGCGCCGGTTGTTGATAAAACGCAGGTTGGCTGGCTGCGGGCGGGAACCATCACAATCACGCCAGTAAAGGAGGCTGACACCGTATGAATGCAGACGATTACCGTGACGTTCTGGCGCTGTTATTGCCCCCCGTCAGTTACGACAGTAACGGCCCCCGGCTTGGTGCTGAACTGCAGGCTGAAGCGGCATTACTGAGCCGGTCAGAACGGGCCATCAGACGCCTTCTGACGGCCATCACACTGACAACATCGGTGGATTTCCTGCCGGACTGGGAACGGCTTTACGCCCTGACACCGTCGCCGGACGATACCCTGCAACAACGCTGCCAGCGCGTGCTGGCCAAAATAAGCGAAACCGGCGGATTAAGTCGTGAATATTTTATTCAACTGGCTAAAACGCTGGGATATGACATTGCCATTACTGAGCCGGAACCTTTTCGCTGTGGCAGAAACCGCTGCGGTGAACGTCTGTGGATACGCGAAATTATCTGGGTCTGGATAGTGACAATAAATTCCGGGAATAAAGTGCCGGTTTATCATTTCCGCTGCGGACGTTCAGCAACCGGTGAGCGACTGTTGTCATTCGGCTATAACGCACTTGAACATATTTTTAGCGAATTAAAACCGGCGCACACGCAGGTGGTGTTTGATTATTCGGAGAATAAAAAAGAATGAAGAATATTATCGACCCGGTTGAAACCGAAGATGGCTTATTTCACGATGGCGACCCGGTCACAGGAACTGAAGGCACGATTGTTTATGCGAAAATAATGAATGCCATTCAGGGCGCAGTGATTGATATTCAGGCTGAATGTATCGCCATACTTGCCGCTGCCGGATTTAAACCCGACCCGACGAAAAAACAACTGCTGGACGCAATAAAAACCATCGTTGGTAATGAAGTCCCGGCAGCGTCAACGACGCAGGCGGGTATTGTCAGACTGTCCAGCGCCACAGACAGCGACAGCGAGGAAGAAGCGGCGACACCGAAAGCCGTAAAAGCGGTAGTGAAACAATGTCAGGACGATATTGCGGGTGTGAACATCCCGGTCGGGGTCGCGTTGCCGTGGCCAACAGATACACCACCGGCTGGCTGGGTCATTATGCAGGGACAGGTATTCGATACTTCCCGGTATCCAAAGCTGGCAATAGCCTATCCGAATGGTGTTATTCCGGATATGCGCGGCTGGATGATTAAGGGCAAACCGGCCAGCGGTCGCGCGGTATTGTTACCGGAAGAGGACGGCATCAAATCGCACACGCACATCGCGCGGGCACTGAGTACTGATTTAGGAACGAGAACAACCACTTCGTTTGATTACGGTTCAAAACAGACCAGCAGTTTTGACTATGGCAGCAAATCAACCAACACGACAGGGGGGCATGTCCACAGCGTCAGAGCGGAGGACAGCGGGTCGTCAGGTAGTAGTTTTGGGCGTGGTAACGGTAATGTTCGCAGTATAGACGGCATATTGCCTGCCGGAGACCACGCGCATACGGTTTATATCGGAGCACATGACCACCAGGTGGCGATTGGCGTGCACAGTCATGATCTGGTTCTGGGGGCGCACGTACACATCGTTAGCGTGGATGCCACAGGTAGTGCGGAAACCACGGTGAAGAATATTGCATTTAACTACATAGTGAGGCTGGCATGATTAAATTAATTTTATCCGCTCCTGAACCTGCAATGGCCGCGGCATTTGAATGTTATTTTCAGAATACCGAAAATGTGGAAATTATTCGCAGACCATTTGAAACCATACCTGAATTTGATTGTATGGTCAGTGCGGCGAACTCTTTCGGCCTGATGGATGGTGGCGTGGATGCCGCTATAACGACATATTTCGGCACTCAGTTACAAAGACGCGTTCAGAAATATATTATTCAGGAATATCTCGGAGAGCAGCCTGTCGGCAC